ACCTATACGGAAATTTTTTCTTACCCACCTCTTGACTTTTTATAGTTAGTCTTTCTAAAGCTATTGGCAAGGACTTTGAACCTTCTGCCCGGTAGCTTTACAGGAGTTTAAGCTCCTGTCATCAGCTTTTAAAGCTCTATACCTCTTTCCGCTGCAATTTCTTCCAGCTCTTCAAAGTGCTCATTCAAGCATTGATGATGCCATGGGTCGCACGAGCTGTTGTAAATCTTAATCAGCCTAGCGTTTTCCTGCTTTAATTCTTCGTTAGTCATGTCTTTAGGTTCTTTCATTGGTTCTTCCTCCTTAAATTTCAATTTCACCTTCGGTAAAGTTACGATAAATCTCTTCAGCCATGTAGTAAGCGTCACGAGCTTTTTCGTATTCATCCTCAGTATCTCCGATAATATCAGATATAGTCATATCATCACCCATCTTTGCTGTTGGGTGATTTTCAAGCCATTCATTAGCATCATCTTGCGCTTTTTCAAACTCGAATTTTTTGTCCATCCAAGTATCATAAGCTTTGCATTTAGCCTCTCTAAGTGTTTCAATGATGTAGGTTAACTGTTTGTAGTTTAATTTCATGTTGTTCTACTCCTTTCTATTGTTCAATCATGATAACATCGTAGCGGCAATATTTATATTCCACTGTATCTTTACCCCAGGTAAAGGTTCTTCTGAGCTGAAATTCTCTTCCGTTATAGCCGATGCTGAACAGAAGATAATCAACTGTATATCCATTGCTTGCGCTTTCAAGCAGAATAATTTGCTTCATCGCCGGAGCAAAGCCGAAGTATTTTTCCAGGCATTTGCAGGCAAGCTTTTTCATTTCTTGCTTTTCTTGATAAGTCATTTTTAAGTCCTCCTTAAAGTTTAAGCTTTAGGCACAGGGTTTGAACTGTCTGCCTGCCAGCTTTACAAGGGCTATTGCCCTTGTCATCAGCTTTTATTTAGCTTCTTCGATTGCTTGCAGCATATTTGCAAGCTTTTCAACCTCATTCCATTTTCGTTGCGCTTTATTTCTAGCAACGCTGCTTTTAGGGAATTTTTCTTCAATTTTTTTAAGGTCGAACCAATCTAGCAGTGCTTCTCTTAATGCTAATGTTATTTTTTCTTGTGTCATTGTTTAATTCTCCTTTTTGCCTATCTTTTAGTCATTAACTTCAAAACCATTTTCATCAAGAATTACGATGCGTTCAATCCACATTGTTTCATTTGCATGTCCCAAGTACAGGGTTGCTTGTTCGTCGATGTCTTCAGCAGCAACAGTAACATATTCATCATTGCTTTCGGCTACATACAAGCCGACGCTTTCAACGGATTCTTCCATTTCATTTTTTCTTGTCCAAAACTCACTAACTAATTCATTCACCTTTTCTTCTAACATTTCAACCGACTTCCCTCACTCTTTATTTTGTAGGTTTTCTTATCTTCCCTACACTTATATTATACTATAAAACTCACCTTTTGTAAAGATTTTTCTTTACAAAAGGTGAGTTTTTCTTATTACTTTTCTATATTCTTTTCTTCAGCAAGCCGAGCTGTTCTTCTGCGCTTTTTATCTTCCAGCAGGTTTACGCCATCCACGCCAAACAGCAAAGCGGTTAGTTGCTCGACAGCATCGTTTGTATCACGCCATATCTGCCTTTCGCTTACTGACCATTTTTGCGCGAGGCTTGCTACTATATCAGTAACATACGCTTCCGGCGGACAAGGTTTAAGGAACAGCACGTCAAGCACATCTGCCCGGCGCAAATCTTCCTGCTTGCCGCTGTTATACCTGGTCTGCTTGTAAAGTGCTATCATGTCGTCCATGTAGTTTATCAGCACTTTTGTTCGCATGGTTGAGCTTATAATGCTTTCAAGCTTTAACTCATTAGCTCCCATGCTTTTCAGGTTTTGGAACGAATCAAGAATCTCGATAGCCGAAATCTGCTCATCGTCAATATTGACAATCTCGCTAGTCTTTAACGCAGCGTGTTCTTGAAGGCTTCTGTAATTCTTTAGCAGCAAGCGCACATTATACAGTCGCTTGTCGAAATCCCTTCGCTGTGCTTCTTTGCTGTACAAATCATCACACAGCTTTTTAGAGGTCTTCTTGGCGGTCTGCTCTGCCACACGTTCGATAAGTTCTTCGAAATACGCCAGCGGAACGGTTATCGTGCTTTGATTTTCATTTACAGTCATATCTTCCATGCGCTTACTCCCTTCTGTTATTTAAGTTCTTCGATAAGGCGGTCAAGATACCATCTTGCTTTTAGGCAATCTTCTACGCCGTTTTTTTCTTCGTAACGCCATAAATATTTGATGATGTTGGCAACGCAGACAGCTTCAATGCCTGTTTTGCCAACAGTAGCAGCCTTTAGGGCATCTATACACTCAATACCGCCTTTGGTGTAGTGTTTCGGATGATTTACGTTATCCTTAGGAAGCGGCATTGTAAAGCTATCTTTTGAATTCTTCGGTGCTTCTTTGACAATAACGTATTTATCATCTTTTAATCCGATAAAACTAAATAGAGATTTAAACGCACTCATTATTTATGCTCCTTTATCCATTTTTCGTGTCTGGCAACTGCTCCAGCTGTAGGTGAAAGCGTTTCAAGATACATGGCTTTCAGTATTTTACACTGCTGGATTTTCCATTCGCTAAAAGCATTACAAGTAGCGTGGCAGCCTATTTTTCTTTCTGTGCATCCTCTGCATGGTGTTTTCATGTAGCACCTCTAAAATAATTCTTGTTGGTTGCTTATATCATTCGGTGTTTTAGTGGTAATGCCGGGATATGATCCTGCAAACTTTTTTATCCGGTAATCGTAATACTTTCCGTCGGCAGCCATATAGTTTGCGTCAACTTCATCAGGTGTCGGCATATAATATTGGGCTGGCAAAGGAATATTGGTACACAGCTCTTCAAGTCTGCTCTTTCCGTAAATTATATGATTCCTTATTAAATTCATATTTTCGCCATCAGGATAAAAAGGGTCTTGGCATCCATAGGTCCGGATATGTTCCCACCGCAAAAAACTGTCTATAAGCATAGCTGTTTCTTCTTTGATTTGTTCTTCAATGCTTTTTTCTCTTTTTGGCATATTATACACTCCCTACATTTCTTCTGCTTCCGGGTCGTACAGCTCAAGAAGTTCTGAAAATTCTCCTTTGCTAGCTATCTTTATAGCTTCTTCAGGCGAAGCAGCTAACACTCTGTCGTGAAAATCAACCTCGCCCGAAATTAAACTGCGCCAGCTAATAAGATAAAGCTTAGCGTCCTGTTGAGCCATAACCGCCACCACGAACAGCACTTGCTTCATCGTCCGAGGTTACGCAGTAACGGACGAAGATTCCCTGTGCACAGCGTTCGCCTTCTCTGATGATGATGGTTTCGCTGCCGTTGTTTCTGAATTTAACACCTATATTGCCGTCATTGTCCTGGTTGTTAGCATAATCGCTATCAATAATGCCTACGCTGTTAACTAGCGACAAATTAAACTTAACCGCAAGACTGCTGCGGATGAACAGCATCAGAACCATATCGCCAGGCATAATAGCTTTGATGTTCAGCGGAATAAGTACGCTTTCACCGCCAGCTGGAACAAAAATATCTGTCGGTGCGTAAAAATCATAGCCAGCAGAAAACTGTGTGCTACGCTGCGGAAGCTTCGTGTTCGCTGGTGCGTCAATCGTCGGCAAAAACTTAATCATCTTAAAAACCTCCTAAAATATCTCTCCAGATTATAACCAGGATTCCAATAGTACCCATAATAGCAAGAATTTCCATACAAATACTTGCAACAAGATGTAAATATTTCAAATTACCACTCCCTGTTTAACATCCATAAAGCTACACACATAACAGCTACGTCAAGCAGTGTGCAACTAACAATATCAATTAAGCATATTTCCATTGGTTGTACCTCTGGCAATCTCTGCTAACTTTGCTCTTTGTGCTTTTACTGCATCAAGCAGCGGCTTTTGAAAGCGGCAATCATCGTCTAAAGCGATTCTTCCGGTTTCCTCTAGTCTGCTTTGCATTAATTCAAAATTCCATTCAATGTCTCTTTCCATCTGCGTCAACATCCAATCTGGCATTTTATGGAGATTATCGAACAGCTCGTTTTGAATTTCACGCAATGCCTGTGTGGGAATTCTATGCACGGCGTACCTAAACGCGAACAGCAGGACTATTAATTTTTCATCTTTCATTTTTTTACTCCTTATTGTAATGAACTAATTTCGCCGCTTCTGTCATCATGCTCATTAATTCTTGCATAGCCATTTCTTCACCATATTTGCCACGCACACCTAATGCTGCCTGCGCCATCGTACCAATGATCAAGCTTTTAAGGATAATATAATTACCTGATGCACAAACAACATCATCGTTATTGCTGTTATTATAGGCAATTATAAAAGATGCTCCGCATTCTTGTAGCAGCTCTTTCGCCTGTTCGGCTTTCTTGTAATCAATCATTTTTATTCCTCCTTTATAAAAAGCGGCGGCGTGAGAATTCTCAGCAATGCCTACTGCCATTCGGCAACCCAGCCGCCGCACCCTAGGGCTAGTTATTTATTTTTTGCTGTTGATAGTTGCAGCCAAGTAATCGATAATTTGCAAGGCCTCATCCTTAGTATCGTAAGTGCCATAGACACATTTCTCTCTGTCTGTATACACGCAAACATCCCACTGTTTCTTGATGCCTCTTTGATGTAATTTAACCGCATTTATTTTCTTTGCTTTAATCCATTGCGTTTCGCCAATCTTAATCAGCATTTTTGCCTCCTTACTGTCTACGATTTTTCGGCCATTTGTTGACGGCTTCCGGGTGTTTTGCTTTCATTCTTTGCACAAACAATTTTTTTAAACTGAGCCACGCATATCTATTTCTTCTAAAAACAACATTTACGGCACGTCTAATCATTACTAATCGTGGCAAGAATTCACTTCCGGGCGGTTTCAAATGTTTGTAGTCGTTTAGCTTATTGCCAATTGTTCTTTTCATAAATCTCGGATTGCCTGTACCATCAATGCTCAATTTAAAGCCGTTGATTTCAATTTCAGCCTTGCCGTCAAACGGTTTCTTGCTTTCAGCCATATAACATAGCTTTTCCATAACAGCTTCAACGGCTGAATCTGTAACCTCTACTCTTTGACCTACCATAATGCCTTCTTTTTCGTTGACATCGGTATAATAAATTTTTCCTCGAAAACCACAACATAATCTTTTAGCCATTTAATTGCCCCCTTAATATATATGGCGTCTTTAGCTCTTTAGCTACATTCGATAATGCTTTTTCCGCATCATCTTGCGTCGCGAACACCCACCCAGCTTTATAGGCTGCATAATCGTTAGGCTCGCCGTTCCAAGTCATCCTAGTTGCAATCCACTTCAGCTTTGAAGATTTATCACAATACAATCCAAACGTCCAATAATCTTCGTCACGATTCGGCAGCCAGGGAATTTTAATAATCTCGCATTCTCCCTTGATTAACGCTTCCAACACATCAGGCGATGCAAGTAATGGTATATTTTGAGGATATGCCTTGTTTACTTCTAAATTTTCCTCGGTGAAAAAATATACTTCGTTATACCTGTCAATTATAAATTTTTCTCTCAATTTTAGCCCCAGCATTTCAGTGACTGCCGGAATAAGATTTTTGCTCACTGCTACTACCTCCGCTTCCTTTCAACTTTTATCTCAAATTAATAACCACTTCCTTGCCTTGACGTTCTTCGATATACCGGTCGTTAATGAGCCAGCATTCATCTTCTTTACCATTTTCGTCATAGCATTTGACTGTTATTTCCATTCCTTCGCAGTCATGTTTGACTGCCCATTTATAAAACTCTTCGACGGTCATTATTATCACCTCTCTATTTTTACAAAAAATGTCCAACGTGTTTTCCCTTGCTTATCTCCGGCAAGAGGAAGATAAGGCAGGGCGCATCTCAGCACATCTTTATGCGGAATATCTTCGTCGCTCCATTTAAACAGCAGCATCCCACCAGGTTTAAGCACTCTAAAGCACTCAGTAAACGCTTTTATCATCCACTCTTCCCATAGGACCGGTAGTTTTCCGTATTTTTGCGCTAACCAGCTGCTCTCGCCAACTTTTACCAGGTGTGGCGGGTCGAAGATGATACAGTTAAATGCTTCGTTGGCTATGTCTTCCATGTTAGTTACATCAATTAGCTTGTTAGGCTGAATATGTAATTCTCTTCCGTCGCAAAGCTTTGTATGCAGCTCTCGTATGTCACAAAACATAACAGCGTCGCTCTCTTTGTCATGGCAGAACATCTTGCTTCCACAGCATGGATCTAAGATAAACGGCTTATCCATTATTGCCTCCTTGCGCTGCATTGATTTTTTTAGCAAGCTCATCCATAGCTTTCTCTGCTTCTTCATAATCGCTACATTCTTTATAGCCGAATTCTTCTCCGTTTTTCATGCTTACGAGGATTGTATAATAGCAGCGACTCATACCTTTGCACAGCGCCACTCTTAAGCCAACAACATTGCTCATATCTTGCCACGTGCCATTCTTAAGCTTAATTAACATTCCTTTCGCTCTTCCTCCTTGCGTCCGCCGACATTCTCCAGCTCATCACCGATACGCTTAATGGTTCTGCCCAGGATTTTGCACGTTTTTTTCAGCCACTCTACGCTATGCCCTTCAAGCACCCTGTCCATTTCTTCGTCGGTCAAGTCGCTAAAGCAGACGCTTTCCCAACGATTGTTACGTTTAACTCTAAAATAAATTCCGTCTAAATCTCTATTTACCATATTTTTTCCTCATTTCCATACGCACTTCATAGTCTACAACGCTCACCCGGAACAGCGGATGTGCTTTACGCAAGCAGTAACGATAATATTTCAGCTTCTGCTGTCTTCGCTTTACCACAGCCATATTAACCACCCAATCGCAGCACCTAACAGAGCACCAAACATAGCAGGTATGCCGATGATTAGTATAACCGTGATCATGTCGATGATTACATTTAGCAATTTACTCATTTGCATTACCTCTGTTTGGATTCTGTTTCCAACCACCTACAGGACGATACAGATGCAAAATATCGTATATCCTGCCTACGCCGTGTAAATACTCGCTTTCTTTTGGGTGAATCTGATGAACTTCTTCTTCCGGTAGCCAGAACACGTCTTTAACCTGGCACATAACCTCCCATGACGGCGTTTTATTCGTTGTGCCGCAAAATTTCACGCTCACGTGCTCCCATTCGTTGCCGTCCTGATCAGGCTCAACACCTACAACACACTGCAAGCTCTTTTTGATTCCCGGCAGATGCAGGTAGCCTGTCAATACTAAGCCTTCAAAAGCAAAGTCATTTTTCTTGTCGGCTTGAAACTTTTCGTTTGCTAAAATCTCCTTGATACTTCTCATCTTAATCTCCTTGCTCCACATAGTTGCGGATTATTACTGCACTGTTTACATTCCTTATCACACTCCCAGCAGCATACGTGGCAAACCTCGCTTCTTACGCATCCGGGGAACGGAAAAGGGCAAACATATTTATTTTTAAGCTTTTTCGTGATTATCGGTTCTTCATCTTTTGAAAAATTCTCGACAGGCTTCTGAGCTGTAGCCTTGCTTTTGTTAGTTGCCTGCCTTCTTATTTGCGCAAGGCTCATGATTTTGTGCTTGCACTCCTTTCCTCCGCAGCTCATTCCTTGCCTCCTGGCTAGGTTAGATACATCTCTGTAACATTCTGTGCCGCATTCGCAAACACATCTTGCAACAGAAGTCTTCTTTTTAGGTCTGATGCTGATAACGCCTGGAGGATAAATTTCAAGTACTGTCAGCATACCTATTTTCTGCCCTAGCAGATAGCTCCAATCCTTATTCTGCATTAAACCGACTTCCTTTCGCTTTACTTTAGCCAAATAGTGCCATAGCACGATGAGCATCTAAACGCCCATTTTACAGCACCTTTTTTGTCTACAATCTTTGCACCGTAGACAAGCTTTATTTTTTCCTGCTTGCAATGAGGGCAGCACTGCTTGCCTTCGGCTATTGTTCCAAGTAGATATTTCACTGTTGCCCCTCCGTTACAGTCAGGAATTTTAACACTCTGCCTGTATTACTGATTCTGTATTCTTCCAGATCGTCACGCTTCAGGTACTGCCTTCCATATAGCGACTTCATATTCTCCCATACAAGGAACGGTACATTATAAAAATCTGTCAGATTAAACGATACCAGGATAAAGCACCTTGCTCCTAAAAAGTGATGAACCTTCAAGTATTCTAGCTGGTGCGGTTCAAGTCTGCTTCGCAGCATCTTATCGCCGTCGGTGTGCTTCGCTTCAAAGCACACCGCTAAACCACCCCTTAGCGTTCCCTTATAGTCAACGCCGCTTTTCTTTGCATAGTTGGCAATGAACTGTCCATGCGCTCCATAAGGGCGGATATAATGTACAGGCTCACTCTGTTTCTCAATCTTCGCAATGCCATGTTCCTCGTAATACTGGCAGCCTGCGTCAATCATCTTTTCAAAGAACGAACCGCTTGCCTTGCTACGCTTGCCCACGATGATACTTTTAAGCTGATTCATGTTTCTTGTACCCCTTGAATTTCATCCTGCTGAAAGCGTATCTCAGATAAGCTAAGTCCTGAAGCACATCAATGTATTCAAGTTTATCAACATACACCTTGCTTCTTCCCCACGTGCTAATCAGCTTCATGCTAGGATTGTAGGTCTGGTGATATATCGTTTTGTACAAAAAGCAATATTCACTGCAAATCTTTTTGAAGTCATCTTTCTTTAATTCGATTTCAGTAAATGCCAGCTTACGCAAGCGGTTAACTTCGTCTTTAATCTTCATGCTGCACCTCGCTTAAAACGGAATTGTTTCATTGAATGGCACTGTGCTGCCAAAACCTTGGAAGTCCTGGCTTTCTTCTCCCGGTGTCTGCTGAGATTCGTTGCCTTGCTCTCTACGCTCAATGAATTCAAAGTGCTCCGCAATGACCTCGGTTACATACTTCTTTTGACCGTCTTTAGCTTCATAACTGCGAATTTGCAGTCTGCCTTCAACTAACACACGCTGTCCCTTGCTAAGATAATTGCCACAGGTTTCAGCCTGTTTACCCCAGATAACTACAGGAATAAAGTCCGCTTCACGCTGTTTGTCTTTCGAATAAGGTCTGTCCACAGCAAGCGTGAACTGAGCAACAACCTTGCTTGTAGAAGTGTATCTTACCTCCGGGTCTTTTGTCAGTCTGCCTAATAAAACGATTTTGTTCATGCTTTTTGTTCCTTTCTCTTTAATGGATTGTCCTGGCAGAAAATTTCGCCGCCTTCTTTTTTTATTACTGCGTTGATTTCAGCAGCAGCCTTATGCAGATAATAGATTTCGCCGCTGTCACGATACATATTGATATAGAAATTGACGAGTATTGAAAAATATCTCTTGTCTTTATCGTCCATAATTCCCTCCTATAATCCTAATAATTTGTTAGTCGCAGCAAAGCCTTCTGCAACCTTCTTCCTGCGTCTGCTTGCGTGTGTAACCTCTACCGGGTGGCACATCTGCAAAATGCGGTCATAGATTCTTGTTTCCGTTATCGTCTGCGGCTTTTTGATTGCGTCAATCGGCAAATTTGTTGTAATGATTGTAGGCAATCCGCTCCGGCAACGGCTGTCGATGATCTGGAACACCAGCTCCTGAGCAAACTCCGTGCGCCGTTCTGCTCCTAAATCATCAAGCACCAACAACTCAAATTGATTAAATCCGTCAAGATACGCTTGCTTTTGTTCCGTTCCCCACAAGGTATTGAACACTCTGCCGAAATTAGTCATTAAGCAAGCTACACCTTTATCAATCAGCGCATTGACAACACACGCAGCGGCGAACGTCTTTCCGCTCCCGGAATTTCCGTAAAGCAGCAATCCTTTATGCATCCTGCGAAAATCATCGTAGTGCTCAACGAAATTCTTCATTACTCGCATCGTCCGCTCGTCTGCGCCGTCATCATGGCTGAAAGTCTGTGACTGAAGCTCACGCTCCGGGAATCCAGCTTTTCTAAGCTCCTGTACCCTAGCAAGTCGCTTTTCATGTTCCTCACGTTCACGCTCTGCCTGAAGCTCTTCCGCTCTGCACTTGCAGATACAAGTTACAGTTCGCTCAACACCAAACAAGAAACCTCTGCACTGCTTCGGCGTATGGCATTTACCACACATAAGCAATCCGTTTTCATAATAATCATCGGCGCTTTGCTTATTAAGCTGTGAAGCATTTTTAGCAATGTGATTTACAGCAAGCGTAATCGAATTCTGAACATCATTCGCATTCATGCTATCACCTCACTAAAAATATTTGTCCAGGTCTGTTTGGTCGTCCGGCGGTTTAAAATCATCCGGCGGTTTCTTTGGCTTTTGATTGTCACCGCTCGCAAGGTTTCTTGCAACTCCCTCACAATAGGCTATTGACTTCTTGCCTTGCTGCGCTGTTATCGTAACCGCCTGCATAGCTATCAGCTCGCTGTGCTCCTTAGCAATAGCCTGTAACCGCTCTGCAATGTACGGCGTTATCGGCGTAACATTTTGATTCCAAAAGCTAACAGGATTATTATCGCTCGTAACATTTTCGTAACTGTTACACGTAACAACAGAATTTTCATTGTAACAACCACTACTAAAGTTGTTGTTGTTACTCTTACTCTTATTCTCTTTCTTATTCTTACTCTTATTCTTATCCGTAACATCTGTGTTTGTTACATCGTTGTTACGTGTAACATCTTGACTTGTTACGCTTTTGTTACACGTAACATCTTCGTAACATTCCGTAACATCTGTGTTTGTTACATCGTTGTTACACGTTTTGGATTGCTTCTCACGCTGTCTTTTAGCTCTCATTGCTTCCTTGCAGCGTTCACGCTCCTTAAGCTTTGAAAGCTCTTCGGCGTTCTGATACTCACTCCAGCCTACAATATAGATATAGCCGTTATCCTCTATATCAATCATGTTGTACTGCTGAAATACTTCTAATGCAGCTTCTGCAATTTTAGGTTTAAATCCACCAACAGCAGCTAAGGTTTTAGGTGTATACGCTACACCTTCGGTAGCGTATACATAACCACCATCATTTTTTTTGCGAGCTAGAGCTAACAGGAAAAACCACATTAATGCCAGGCTATCACCAATCTTCGTATCAGCACGCAGTATCTTAATCTTGTCACTGTCGAATACATCAGCACTAACCTTGAACCAGCTCTCCATGTTGCCCTCCTACAATAACTTCTTCCATAATGGTTGCCGTCTAAGTAATCTTACATACTTCATGAGTGCTTTCTTTCTCATAGATAATTTCTACCTACTTTCTCTAACCACTCATCCCGGCTATGTTTATCTTCATAACAGGTTTGAGCAAATCGCCTTAACCGCAAGTCTGTTTCCCTGTCCAAATGAGGTCCGAGCTTGCCTTTATGATGTTCGTAGCATAGCCAAATTGTTAAACCCAGCTTATCGGAAATCTTCCTTCCGGCTGTTCCGAATATCACGTGATGACGTTCAAGGTTACGTGTTGTGCCACACATAAAGCACTCCTTGTCGCTCTGTAATATGCTTTTCTTGCTCATGCTGTATGCCTCGTTTCTTCAAGCAAGGTCTTAATAGCTGTATGAGCAAGCGCATATTGAGGAATTGTAACCATTTTTTCAAGCTCTTCAATAGTCAAGTCCTTAATGTTTTTGTATGCAGCAAGCGGTCTGCCGTTCTTATCGTGACCATTAGCAACAGTTACAACAATGTCACCTTGAGGGGTAATCTTAACAAATTTATCTCCGGTAGCTTGCGGTTGAGCTTTAGGCTTCTGCTCGTTACTTTTGGCTTTAAAATCTTGCTTCGGCTCCGGTTCACAGGCTGAATTTCCGTCATCATCCTCTTGCGCAAGTCCAAGAGCAGCAGCAAGGCTATATCTTCTTGCATAAGTCAGTGTACTGCCAAAACCCTGGACATCATTCTTCTGAATAGGATAACTGCTCGTTACTTTAATAAACTGACCGCTGCTATGCATGATCATTGTAGTAACAGCAAGTTTACCGCTTTCTACAATTCCTTCGTTAGCCTGGAATATGCTTAAGCCGTTCTTGCTAAGCGGCTCACGTGCTACGTTCAGACATTCCGCTAAATCCGCATATTTGCTTTTAAAAAACGGATTGTCACATCCTTTAACAGCATTTTTCATTTCGCCCTGAGCCTTTGCTAAGGCTTCAGCCAAAGCGTCGATTTTTTCGCTCATTTCCATTTAAATCACCTTTCCTTCCTTAACCAGCTCTTCAAGTTTGCTGTGAAGCTTAAGAGTTGTTTCAGCATCCCAGTGACAGCATTCACGATAACTGCCAACTTTAGGATAGGTTTGCATATTTACCGACAAGCTGTTAACGTTATAGCTTAATACATCACCTTCACGCACAGCCTGTTTTTCCTGGTGGTATCCGAAGTGTTGATACTTACATTTGCCATCCCTGGTACAGTGTGAGCAAGTCTTAAAGTCTTTCAACCAGCCCTCTTTCGTCTGCTTGTGCTCACCATGCTTTCTTTTTCTGAAAGCTTCAAATCCTTCCATGCTAAGTCCGCTGCGAGCTAACACAGCGTTAACCTGTTCATTAGTTACCATATACATCCTCCTTTTGAATTCCGAAACCAAGCTTTAAATCAGCATAGGCTTTAACCACTCTTCCTTGTGCAGTTGTATAGCCTTTTTGCTGAAGCTCTTTGTTCCATTCCCTTATAAGCGAGTAGCCTTTTCCAACGCCTACGCCTAAAAGGTTGGCAATGTCTTTAGCTGTGTAGAATCTGCTTTCCATGTTTGACAACCTCTTTTCCGTATGCTATACTATATATGACCTATTTTTTAAACCGATTTCCTTTCGACTTTATTTATAGGTTAAAGGCTCTCTATTAGCGTGGGGGGTCTTTTCTTTTTGCTCTTCTTCAATACCAATCAATATAAGCAAAGCCTGTGCACCTTCACGGCACTCTTTTAAAAGATTGTCACCGAGGTGCTTTTTTTGTACCGTTTTCGCTACCATTTGCGGAAACAATTCAACCACTTCACCGACTTCTTTTTGCACCCTTAACATATTCACTGCTAAATCATCAGCAGGAGGAATAAGTCCAAAAACGTCGCAGAACACAATGTTCTTTTGCAGGTGCTGTACACGTAACCATGGTGTACGATAGAGTTTTGACATTGCTAGTGCAATAACATCAGGGCATTGCCGCCAGTCAATCTCATAATCTTTCAAGCAGCTAGAAGAAATCCCTAGTTTTTCTGCCGCCTTAATGCGGTTCAAACCTGCATATTCTCTAGCTGTTTTGTAGATATTAGTTTGAGTTTCAGACATTTTAAAAAACTCCTTTATGGTATAATACAAGTATGGCAGTTAACCAATCGTTATAAATCTGCCATCATTGATTTTTCACTGTGTAGTAATTAACAGTGACCACATCTCCAGGCTGGAGATAACGGCGGTTGGCGGTCAGGTGCTTATTATCCTCGGATACGTTGTACCAAAACTCGTCAAAACAAATTCTCGTTTTGTTGAGCAGGAAATACTTGTCAGCGATTCCATACATGGTTTCGCCTTCTTGTACAATGTGAGTGACTGTATGCCTTTGCACCTGGCTGTCCGAAAATCCGCCAATCAAGCTTAAGCAACACCATGCAAAGATGATACATACGCAGATTTGCAATACCTTTTTCATCTTTTTCACTCCTTTGTAGCAATTTCCGGCTTTTCTACAACCGTCAAGATTTTGTAATTTTCATGACGATAGCAAGCCCGGAAGCATTTACATGCTTCAGTTTCATTTTTCTCAGTAAACGTATCAAGTTTTACCTTGCCAGTTTCCAAGTTTTGAAAAACAACTACCCAGTCTTTACATTTATACATCTCTTCTTCTCTCCTTTACGCTTCCAAAAAATAATCAACACTTACGCCGAAGTATTCGGCAAGCTTTTGCAACGCTTCAACATTAGGTTTGTTTCTGCCATTTTTCCAAGTTGAAAAAGCTGAATTGCTAAGTCCGGTTGCCTTCGCAACTTGATAAGCAGTAACATTGTTTTTCTGCATTAATTCAGCAATTTTTCTATACATTTCAGCACTCCTTTCTTGACGTTCAATTTTGAACGTGATATACTTTAATTGACAAATGTAAAATACTTAAAATTATTTTACGGCTTTAAAGTATTTTTGTTTTACATCTTAGTAATATTATAACATAATGTGTTAGAGTTGTAAAGTAGTTTTGTTTTGCTTTTGTAAAATATTTTTTCGAGGTATCGAATGTACGAAAAATTTGAAGCTCTTCTAAAAGAACACAATACAACAGCATACCAAGTTGCTAAAGCAACTGGTATCAGCAACTCAACATTTTCTTTATGGAAAAGTGGTCGTTCTGAGCCAAAAGTAGCGACCATACAAGCTATTGCTAATTACTTTGGCATTCCTGCTGGTTACTTTTATGAAGATAAAGACTACGCTCTCGGTGTAACAGAACAACAAGCAAAGTCCCTCGGCATAGACACCGAAGCGGTAAAGCAGCAGCTCAACGCCCAGCTTCTCGACGAACAGGCTATTGAGATTGCTAAACAGATTCAGAAACTCGATGACACCCAAAAGATGGCTATCGAGCAAATTATAAAAGGGCTGTTGCAAGGCAAAGGCAAGGCCTGACTTCCCCTTCGCCAGCATGGCATAATACCTTGCAATCTAAAGGAAGGAGGTTAAAACGAAGTCGATGTCATACCACTAACGAGTATGCACAGCTGATTCGACAATTACCAACAGAGCATGTGTATTTCCTGCTACTCTGCATAGAAATTGCCAACCAACTGGTTGCAAAAAAAAGCAAGCTGAAACTGTAAAATGCGGACTTAACGATTCAACTTGATGTTAGGGGGATTCTCTTTAGGGAGCCATTTTGTAGAAGAACTACAGCGATAAGAGGGCGCATATGTCCGTCCTCTTTTTCGTGTACAGAAAAAGAAAGGAAGTCGGTATTAATGTTCGGGTGGTTTTCACGCAAAGCATCAAAGGAAGACATTCAAAATTATATAAAAATGCTAACCACTGTAGCCATGGAAGACAAATACGAAGATAAGGCACAGCTTACCAATATGTATAATTTCATAAAGGAAAAACATATTACAGACGAACAACTTGCTGAAGCTCAATCTATGGCTTGTAATAACATCTGGTCTAATATAATGCAGGACGGAATAGTAACAGAAGATGAAGCGCAGAAATTTAGCAAGTATTTGCTTGTATGCGAACATCTCACTCCTAAAGAAGTAAAATACTGGAATGGAAAAATAGAGCTAAACAGAACCCTATATGACATCACAGTTAACGATAAATTACCAATCTATGATAAAAATGATGTTCAGATCATATATAAGGACGGCGAGATACTTCATTATTCAGCATACGCAGATATGATGAAAATGAAAACAGTTACCAAAAAAATTAATTATTCCGGACCGTCTGCATCTATACGCATCTGTAAAGGCGTTCGCTATCATGTAGGCTCTATGAGTGTATCAAGAAAAACTTCCTCTTTTTGGACTTCTGATTCGTGGGGCATCTTTTGGATAAGCAATATGCGTATAGGCTTTTTAGGCAGCTCAAAAGCTTTTGCTTTCCCAATCTCCAAACTCTTCTCTATTTCCGACGGTGACGGTGGATTACACATCTTTAAAGAAGGACGAGCAACGCCGTACATTATACGCCTATCGGAATACGAAGAACCATGTGCTATAATATCGAATTTACTTAACAAATCATAAAGGAAGTCAGTATCAATGAAAAGAATAATCATAGCACTAATAACTATTTTTTGCATCGGAACATTCACGCTGTCGGCAGAAGCTTATGTAGCTAATCGCAACACTGGCAAGATACACACAAACACTTGCAGATTCGTACCAAAAATGAGCGGTGGCAGTAAACTTTACATAGATTCATTAGCTGAAGCTAAAGCATCAGGCTATACACCTTGCCAGCGTTGCCGTCCGTTTTAGGAGGCTATAAAAATGAGAAAAATATTTCTTATTCTTACTACGATTTTTGTGTTTGCTGGCTTGCCATTTTGTGAAGCATCGAAAGCAACAGACGCAAAGTACATCAATGACAATTATTTTGTAACAGCGGAATCCATCTTAAAAGATGACTTTTTCCCTAAATTTGAAAATGTCATGAAAACATATCCGGAAAATGCAAAAGATATTGCAGGAGCAGATTTAGCAATATACACCAAGCCTAAACTGCAAGAGCTAAAAGAAAAACTGCAAAATGATTCCAGGGCGAAAGATTCTTATATTGCTACATTGACAGATACATATATTTCTTGCGTGATAAACTTTTTGGATGTAACGGCACGAGTAAAAGACAAGCCATCACTAGACAAAAACACCTGGCTTGCAGATTGGAAGGATTCGGCTGCTAAAGTCAAGGAAGCAAACGACAAATTCAAACAAGCATATAGCAGTACGCAGTCGACGAAATAAGTCAGCAGACCAGAAATGGTCTGCTTTTGTGCTTTTTGAAATAAAAAAGGCTTGAAAAACAGTCTGAACATAAAATCCCAGGTTGCTTTTCAAGCCAGTGTTTTTATACAGTTTATATCACTATTTTTATAAATTAAAAATCTTATCAGAGCTTCATATTTAGCTTATATAAGCATTTAACTTTTACTAATATAAATATAAGTAGAAGCCTTGAAAAGTCGCGTATAAGCTAAATACTAAAGAGATTTTTTTGCATTTTTTTGGCAAAAATTACATGAAAGGAGCTGCAGAACATGACAGTAACAAAAAATCTAAAAACAGGAAAATGGGACTGCTCTTTTTGGTATAAGGATTGGCAAGGCGCACGCAAACATACAACAAAAAGAGGTTTTGATAAAAAGCGTGATGCTGAAAAATACGAAAGCGACATGAGAAACAAAACTCATACACATGATCCGAAATTTAGCGAAGTTATTGCAGCATACCAGCAAGAGCTGGACAGCAAATTGAAGCTAGGAGAATTAAAGCAGTCGACTGTCGACAAGAAAAACCAGGCATTAAAATATTATGTCCTCCCTTTCTTTGAGAATATGAACGTCGACAAGGTTACTCCGCTTCAAGTTATGCGCTGGCTTGCCATTCAAAATGAGAAATCAAAAAAAGAACGGCTCTCAAGCAGACTGCTAAATCAGATACGTTCAGAATTAAGCCAGGTCTTTGAATTCTCTAAAAGAAATTGCGGGACAAAAAATAACCCTGTCACTCTTACTGACAGGGTAAAGCCATATTCCAACGATACACGTGCGAAATTATGGACAGTAGAACAGTATAAGATTTTCTATGACGATATTAAGATAGCTTCACATAGAGTACTGTTCAATATCATCTTTTGGGCAGGCTTGCGCATAGGTGAAGTTATGGCTCTAAAAATCGAGGATATATCGCCCTATAAAATTCATGTTAATAAATCACTGATGAGGATACACAATAAAGATGAATTTGTCATTAGCACACCAAAAACAAGAAGCTCCGTGCGTGATGTTGAAATACCGAAATACCTCTATAATCAAATCATAGACTACATAGGCACGCTTTATAAGGCTAAACCAGAAGATTATATCTTTGATGGCATAAAACCGTCGGCTATCAGAACATATATGCAATATCACTGTACTAAGTTAGGCTTGCCAAGAATTAGTCCTCACATTCTCCGGCACAGCTATGCTTCAATGCTTTACGCAGCTACCGGAGATATTTTGGCAGTCGCTGAACAGATTGGTCACGCAGATACAAACACAACCTTCAAATTTTATGCTCACATGATGCCTGAAGCTAATAGAAAAGCTGTCGACAAATTAGAGAGCATAACTGTGGATAACTTGCCCCAAAATAGCGAATTTTAATTTTTGGAACTCATTTTGAACTCAATCAATAAAAAAAGAACCGCTAAATCCCATAAATACTAGGGTTTAGCGGTTTTTATTTACAATGCTCTATATTGATTCTACTAAATCGACTACTTTTTTACAAGCGGTTTTCTATTGCGCTGTAAATATCTTTGCGCTTATTTTTTTCATTTTTTTAATTGCTTTTATTTTGGAACTCATTTGGAACTCACAAGCAAAAAAGCAGGCTGACTAAACCTGCTTTTTTTAGCCGTATGTAATAGTAAGAAGATAATTGAGATACCGAAACGGAAACAAATTCAAACCAAACCACACATATATTATAGCATATGCTTACAGCAGGTGCAAATAATATAATTATTGTCTTTCCTTGGCTCTCATTTGAGCTACCCATAAGTCAAGGACTTTTCCGCTAGGAGCATCAGGATCACACATATAAGCTTTAGCAATCTTAACGAGTGTTCCGGTATCGCCGCTGAAAGCTGCGCCATAATCACTATACACCATGTTCAGCACATAATACCAATCAGCTTTATGCTTGATGTTATGTTGCTCTGCTAGTTGATTAGTCTGTTCATACGTCCAATGCTCACCATTAGTGCCATCAGTGTTCTGCATCTTGCTAACAGCCAACTTTGCGAGTGCTTCATCGAAATGAGGACCATAAGCTACACAGTGCAAGTCATACAATGTGCGATAGAAAAGGTCTGGGCAATGCATCTTAAGCTTTTCGAGCGCATCGCAAACAATTTCTTCCATTGCTCTCTCTTTTGTATCGTCACCTATAATCTTCTTCCAATAATCTTTGTAGGAGTGCATAACCACACCCCCTTACGCCAATTTAACAACACTAATAGCTGCTCTGTTGATAGTTGCTGCTGCCGTTGCCTGTACCTGCAAACTAGTTGTATTATTCACAGCGCAGCAGGACGGACGCACACGAACCAGCGTTGTAAAGGAAATATTCACAGCTGTGTCAGCAACACCAGTAACAATGCTTTCCGCACCATTAATAACAGAAGATGTGCTTTCCGTGGTACTCAGAAGCTGTAAGCCTACATTACCAGCAGCAGCAGGAACAACATCAGCATTTACACTAACAAGGTACAAGCCACGAATAAGGCTAACACTAGAGCTACCAGCAGGATGCTTAATAGCAACGCCAGTCAGAAGATTATTTATAGGAAAGCTAACAAAAGCATTAGCTGCAACAGATTGAGCTGCCACAGCAGCAGCGTTCAAAGAAGATTTTTCGTAGCAAATCATTTATTTTCACCTCTTTACGCAATCAAGGTATTTTCTTGATACCTTTAAATTTTATCGCTTTTTAAAGCAATAGGGACGGCGCGCACCGTCCCTAATACAGTGCAGTTAATGCACATAACTTATTTTTAGCCTACATTATAAGCGCAGCCACAAGCACCAGCTACATTGGCAGCGACACTTTGATACGGACTAGACGTAATATAAGCAGGTTGAGGATAAGGTCTCAGCGTACCGATAAGGTTTGCACTCTGAGCCTGTTGAGATAATTGGAAATTAGCGGTCTGCAAATCCCTATCTCTATCTGCAAGCTTATCCCTCAAATCTTGAATCTGGTTAGCTACCATAATTGCCCTGGTCTTTTCACCATCCTCTTTTACAGCGTTTACGATAGCACAAGTATTTTGTGCATTTTCGTAACGTACCGCGTCAATATTCCGGTTGGTTTCGTAGCCAAGAGAAGCAATAGCTTGTTTTTGCTCGCAGCAGCATTGCTGAGCGGCGAAACGATTTTGTGCAATCTCGCTGCCGAGCTGATAACCAGTCTGCATAATGTCTCGCTGAACACCGTTAAAACCATTCAGCATAGTGCTGTTCTGAGCGTAAAAACCATCACATAAGCCATTCTGAACACCACGAATACCGTCTTTAATATCCTGCATGGAAAATTGGTCTGCAATCTGATCACGTGTCATACTGCCATTAGCAAAAATTTCAGCACCCATGTTACCACGGTTATTCCAATTACCGCCCCAGCCACCCATAAGAGCAAACAGGACAATAATCCACATAAACCACATACCGCCGCCCCAGCAGTCACCATAGTTGTTGTTTCGATTCATATCCATTACCGGAACAATGTTTGTACCTTCCATAATTTTTTCACCTCCGAGAAATATATGCAAAGCTTCATTGCGCGCCTATTGAAGCTTTAAGCCAAATTGATTTAAAAATTGATTAAGCTGTTCATCGTTCATGCCTTTTTGTTTGGCAAGATTCCTCACAAGAGTTTGCATCTGCTCTGGCGATTTACCTTGCCCCATCTGCATCGCCCTACTCATTAGTGGATTTTGTCCTGCGAACTGTTGCATTAGTCCCATTGGATTTCCTGCCTGCTGCACCATCTGCATCATCTGGAATATGTTCATCATTCGTCATTCCCCCAATCTGTTCTTCGAGCTTTTCAATGCGTCTTTGCAATGCCAGCACTGTGTTATTGTCAGCGTAGGCAGGAGCTTGCATACCACCGTCCTGCTGAAGCTGATAAACTCTAAAAATCGGCAAGCCGTCCATGCCTATAAGCTTTTCATAAATTTTTCCTTCGGCAGGAGCAGGAAAATATGTACTCGTTCCGTCAAGGTCAACTTGCGCTGCTCGTGCTTCTTCAATGCTTGTAACAGGTCTGCCTTTGATTTGCTGTACAGGCTGATAAGCATTTGGCTGCGCAGGTGGCATCATTGTCGGCATTGGTTGCTGATACATTTGTTGTTGTTGCTGTTGCAGATTAGCTAACCTCTGTTGCATTTGCTGTGTAGCTCCATAAGGATTGTAATAATTTCCGTACATCTTTATCACCTCACCTATATTTTAAGTGGTAGCAATAAAAACAATCCCTAAAGCTAAAGACACATTCTCCTATGCATTCGGACATAATTTAGACACGATTCAGACAGCAAAAATGAGCAAAAAAAATAATCCCCATTAAGAAAAGCTTTTACACTTCTCTTAATGGGGATTACTTCATTTAGAAAGCACTCGATTAATAGCCTTATACGCAGTGCTTATTTCTCTGTCAACAGTTTTAGTGGAGATGTTCAACTCCATTGCGATTTGGTAATTCATTTTACCATCAACAAATTTCATTTCACAGATTTTCGTTTGTCGTGGCGTTATCTTCGCTTCGTGAAGCACTGCATAAAATGATCGGCGCGAGCTTTCTGTCATCCATATCCTCGCGCTTTTTAGCAGCTCTTTCATTAAATCACCTTTTCAGTACATAAGCAAGTAGTGCAATCAGACCAATGTTGGCAAGCAACATACCAGCCATGATATAAAACTGCTTATCAATAATCCTTTTGTTTTCAGCAAACAACATTGTCACTACGCCAGCAGGCAAAACTTCCTGCTGAACGGTTTCTTTATCCATCATCTTATCACCTCAATATAACGTGTTCATTAAACACATTATATCACATCAGCAAACAGACAGTCACTAAACAATTTAAGCAAACATTCCGTTTCACTTTAATTCTTCATTGCGGCATATAGTGCGCATCCTGCTATTATGTATGCTATATTGCGCTGTTTTTTAATTCGCTGCTGTTTTAGCTTGTACTCTTTTTCTAGCTCCGCTAAGGATTGATTGGCATTCATCAATAAGCTCTCCTGCTCTTTGACTTTGATTTTCAGCGTCAGACAAAGACTGTTCAGCTCGTCCGACTTCTTCTCTAGCTCCGCTAACTTCTTGTCGGATGTTCCCAACTGTCCCTTCGATTGCGTCAGCAGTTTTTTGTAATTCTCGTTGATTGTTTTTAGCTCCGTCAAGTTGTTTTTGAGTCTGCTGTATTGTTGCTCCGTCAGAACGTACTCCATTGGCTCGTCCGAATACCGGGGCGAACCAGCCAAAGCGGTTAGCGGCATAAAAAATACCGCAAGCGACACACACGCCAGCGGCAAAAGCAATGACAATTTTAGTTTTTCTTGTTTTCTCATTCTCCATTATAACCTCTTAGCAATACTGATATTTGTAAAATATAATAAACCTCGTCAGACGCACAAATTTCGCCTACAAGCGATTTTAGATTCCGACACGATAAATCATGAGCGGCACTATTTTAAAAACGCTTATAGGCGATGCAATTTGTGTGTGATTTTTGCCCAAAACCGTTAAATTATAGCCTACTTGTAAGATAGATATTCAGAATGATTTTAGAGTGCAAAATAATGATGCAACGCACCCAGTACAAAACCTGCAACCAGACCAACAACAAATTTTTTGTCAATAACAAATGCTTTCAGTTCTTCCATTGTATCACCTCCAATCATTATAAATGCGTCACCGACTATTACGCAAAAATTACCAGAAAATGCTACACGTATAGGAGAGAATAACTAAACCTCTTGTCGGTGACTATATCTAAAGCATGAGCTTTAAATCATCTTCCATTGCCAGCTTCACCATAGGCAGGAACGCCATAAGGCGTGGTTAAGTCAATGCCAGCAACATACTCATAAGTAGTACGTGCTCTGTTGGCATAACCTGCTCTATACAGTTCGCCAACATCAGCAGCAATCCAATAATAATTTTTAAACAGTTTATAGAGTGCTTCCAGACTGCGCAAGTCGACACGCTCAAAACGATTCTCCAAGAAACGCTTTACAACGTAGGTTGACGTAGGACACCACATACCAGCATAAATCAAACATCTAGTATCGTCCAACGTCGGCACTTGCTGAAGCACTTCGACATATTGCAGGCAGTCACGGGATAACTGATCTAATTGTGCCTGTTGCCCTGCGTCGCTTCTCAACAGCTCTTTAAGCATCGGCAGTTCGCCGCTTGCCTTAATATCAATATAGGTTCTGCCGATAAATTTCTCACCGCCGGGAATAGCTCTCAAAAGCTCATCAGCTCTGTTGCCTTCCCATTGTGACACGCCGATTGACGGGTAAGCATAAGCCGTAGACTTCGCCACGCTGTCATAGCCACCTTCGATTCCGGTGTTAATCAATCCTTTAGCAATTTCTCTTGCAAGACTTTTGTTCCAGTCCATAGCTATCACCTCACTCACTTTTTAAGCAGCGGTTAGAAGCCTTTTTGTATACGTCCTCATACATTTCTTGCTTATCGCCGTTGTATGTATACTCAACATAAATACCGTCACCGCTAACGGTCGTTGATAACAACGCTTTGTAGTTCTGCAACGTCTTGCACGCCCAAACCACAAACACATTCTCAAGTGTAATATGCTCTTTGCTATTATGGTTGTACCACTCTACTAATTTGTTTTTACACACGGATTCAAAATGTGCCATACCTGTAATAATCATTGTTTATTCCTCCTTTAATTTCACTTCTTGATTTCACATTTTAGTTGTTTTGTTAACTTCTTCACTTGAAATTTTAAAAGCTCTCGTCTCAATGGCCTTGTTGCCCAGCTGCACAAGCAGCAGCGCTACCATGCCCAGCGTGCAGCTCTCATAGTTGCCCCAAGTTCTGGCAAAAAAGGCAAGCCATAAAGTAACCAATACCCAAACGGCAAAGCCTATAACGGCACAGATTCTGCCCACGCTATAAGCATTATCATTCTTCTTTAACATGTTAATTAATTTACGCATCTTCTTCACCTCTGTTCTTCGGCGGATAGTTCTGCAATTCATTAATTTGTTGCATAAGATTGTCGATTACGCCATTGTCACCAAGAGCTTCGTAGCTCTTGTAGCAGGCATCAATGCTCTCTTTTGCGTAGATTGGTATCCAACCTTTATCCTGAACATAATGATTATAAGCCTGGATAATTCTGTCACGTAATAAAGCTTGCAGTCCTGCTTTTAAAGCATCATTTTGTTTTTTCTTTTGTTTGTACATCGTAATAAGCAGCGTTATTACGCAACCGGATATAACGTTAATAATAGAGTTTAACGCAGCATCCAAAGATTGTTCCACCATTTCACTACACTCCTATAAATTAAATTTCAAACGACACGGCTTCTACATCTGTTGCCGTAGTGGCTTCCTCAACTTTTTCTTTTGCTATACGATATGCAGTATGCAGCTTGTTTGAGCGCACCGCCACGGAAGCGATAATCATACGCAGGTCATTAGCTGTCACTTTAACATCTTGATTATCTGCCGTAGTCCAATCAATGCTTGCGCCCTCGCCCTGTAAAGATAAGGCAATAATAGCTGCATTGATGCGGTCTCTCGCTTTGTCATCATAGTCAAAGCTATGTCCGTTGTATTCGATTGGCTCAACCTCGGCAGTGTCACGCTGACGCTTTAACATCAAGATTTTACGTTGCTTTATGTTTTCAATAGGTTCTTCCTCATGTGTAACAGTTACACCTAATTCTGTTAAAGCTTCATCGCCAATCGACAGCGGAATGAAAATGCCGTCTTTGCCTAATACCTCGGAAAGTTCATATAAATTAGAGTAGGTCTGCTCTTTGTATGTATAAGTTGTTTGCATTAAATCACCGCCTTGTTAAACACAATTTCGACTTTAAATTTCTTACCGACGTTTGCAGCGGTAAACATGCTTGATATATTTGACGGCACACGTTGAACGTAGGTGTAAAAACCTGTTGTAGCACTTTTATATGATATTTTCCCAACTGCAAGGGGTACAGTAACACCTGTTTCCATAGGCGTGATATTTAACGCAATGTTACGACTACCACTCGTCACACCTTCCTCTTTAAAGGCAACGTCAAGCCAACCAGCATAATAAGACAGAATAACAAGAGTAACGGCTCTGCCATCGTGTGTAACATTGCCTGTAACTTCACCATAGTAACCACTGTTGACATTATATCCATACTGACCGCTTTTAGTTCCCATAGTCATAATGAATACATTCTCATCAACATCAGCGCCACCGCCCTCAGCACGCTTTACCATAAATAAACGATTAAGTCCCATATTACACCACCTCTACGATAACTTAGATGCTTGTACGATGCTTGTTTTGTTACCGCTACTATCTAATGTTATAAAGATATTAAGTAATAAACCGCTATTGGTTATCGCTAAATCGGAAGCAGCACCCACATACTTCAACGTGCCAGCATTAGTAATACTCAACGGGTAAGAAGCAGAAGAAGTTATATAAGCAGTAAATAGCGTAGATTCTCCAGTAGATAAGTTTGCTGTTAAATTTGACACATCCAAGATAAATGCACCCGTCACATTGTAGCACGCTGTTGTTTTATAAGGAGCATCATACGCTCCGCTGTTATGTGGTGTTGTATACTTTTCAAAGTCAAATTTTAAGCGTTGGAAGTTTTGCTGTGCCGTCCATGTATTAGCCACAGACGTGCTCACACCACCACCACCGCTAACAGTAATGGTTACATTACCATTTGAATCGGGTTTAGTGTTATTTACGCTTTTGACATACCCAACAAGTGATTGATGTTGCGTCAGATAACCTGCGTCATTAGTAAATGAGGATACGTTTGTAGGGATAGCTGAATGTACAAACTCCGTTGTCGCTATCTGAGTAGTGTTCGTGCCAACTGCCGCAGTAGGTGCAGTCGGTGCGCCACTCAGCCGTGCTCCACCATTCCATCCGTTCCCGTTGATGTTGCCGACTAAAACCGCCCCAGACTTTGTACCTGTTAGGCATTTGTAAAAGTTCCAATTTGGGTCGTATTCGTAAAAATCAACACTATCATGTCCAGAATAGCCGAAGTCTATAGCATGATAGTAAGAGTTAGCGTCGCCCTCGCCACGGAATTTGCGGCACTGAAAATAGTTGTCTGTCCCTGTGCCTGTCTGGAAATTAGTCGCTGTAATGCCGCCAGTGACTGTGCCACCTGTTAACGGCAGGTAATCGCCCGAACCGCCGCCCATATTGGCTATTGCCTTGGCGATCACCTTATTTTGAACAGGATTTGTGCTGGTGGTCGACAGCTCAGCATCAATGGTAACCTTTTGCATCAGGCCTACAATAGGGTTGCCGTCTGCACCTGTTGCTTTTACTCCGTCTGCCAAATCGGCAGCGGTGACGGTATCACCAGTAAGGTCTACCAAGGTGTTACCGCCGTATATAACTTTATTCACTGCCATTTTCTATTCTCCTTAGCCTATGGTAACGGTCTTGCCGCCCTGCGGATTGTCGCTCTCATTGTAGGGTATCGGCTCTACGGTAACTTGTGACAAATAATTAAATCCCTGTGCGCTGTCGGGCAAAATAGTCTGCGCTGTTGTCTTAGGGGTAGCGGTCTTAGCCTGCGCCTTGGCACTCTCTGTGCCAGACATTGTACCTGTTACGCCTAAAATGCTTACGCCAGCTCTGATGTTGGTTGCAATAATTTTAGCCTGCTCCGTGGTACTGATTGCTACCTTGCCTGCGCCGTCATGATAGCCAATAGGCACGGTGTAGCTGTCAGCTTTTTTGCTAATCACGCCGCTAACAGCGCCATTGTTCTTCATCTCGCCTGTAATTTTTACGCCATTGACATAGGCTGTCTTTCCGGCGAGGATTTCTGCACCTGCCGCTGTCGCGTCGGATGTGTCGGCGTTAAAAGTACACGTACCTACAATCTGCGCACCACTTTTATCGTGAGCAGTATATGTGCTCAATATCTTATCTGCTGTAACAGTATCAGCGGTTAAGTCGATTAATGTTTTTCCTCCATACACTACTTTAGAGATGTTTTTTTCAGCCATAATTTACTTCGACCTCGCTTCCTATGTATGCCGTAATTCCATCGGATAAATTGGATGTTTCAAAATATGGAATTTTTTCGACAGTAATATTTTTTGTTAATTGTTTGTTTGCCGTCGGCAATATCTGCACTTCATGAGCTTCGGAGTGTACCGTATAAGCTCCGTCATAAATATCAGCACCGATACTCCGTGCTGACAACATCCCATGTAGGTTACCTTTGTTCGGTGACAAATTACCATGCAGCTCACCTTTCGCAGCCGTCAGCGTACCATGTAACCTCATTAGTATGTCACCTCCTCCATTAAGAGGAACTCATGCGGCGGAATAACTGTATCAACGTAGCCATCAGCGCGGCGAAGCTCAACGTCATATACATAAGCTCCAAACGCTAACCCTTCAGTATCTGCTGGCTTAATATCAAGCTCACCATTAACGATAACTTTTTGCAGAACGATAGTCGAGTTACGTGCTGTACGCCGAAGCGTAAATGTTAATACATCGCTGTCAGTCAGTTCAACATTCCTGCCGTTAATATCGGTGATGCTAATGTTAAAAACACCGCTATCACCTCTAATCATTCTGATGTTGTTGTCATCAACTTTAAACACCGCTATCACCTCTTACAATTCTATATTGTTGAGTTCGAAAACAGTTTTGCAAGATTCTACTTCAGCCTGTTTTTTCCAGCCTGCTTGTTTACAGCTGCCGATGTGCATAGACAGGTCAGCCATCCACTGCATAACCTGTGACGGCTTCAGCCAAAACACTTCCTTGCTGTCCTTGCCCTCAGCTACGCCACGTACGGGGCAGCCGTCGGGATATTTTTCCGCAAACAACGGCGTACCGACGTTGAGGGCGATACCCTGCATGGTAAGCTGAGTATCCACATCACTGTCATAGCGCACAGGCTCGCCGCTGGCGCTGCTAATAAAACCGCCCGTGATGTTAGCGGCTGTCCATTGGCTGATTTCAGCAAGTTTTGCCTGCTTAGCTGCAGGCAGCAGCTCTGCATCGGTAGGTGCAGGCTTAGGATATACGCTGCCGTCATCAGCGATGAGGTATTCGCCGTTGGCATTCCCAATGAGCTTGTTAAAATCATCGTGGTTAACAATGACATAGCCTTGTTTAAGGTAATCGGCGATTTGAGCTTCGTCGTACTCGACGGCAAGCTTTGTGTCTTTTCTCTGCCCATTTTCCGGCAGGATAAGATATTGATTTACTCTTTTATCATTCATGTTTTTTCCTTTCTACGCCCTATGTTGGGCGGTTTTAGATTTGCAGTGGGGAACTGCTGCACAAAACGGTTACGCAACATCGTTTCCCCTTACATTCCCGGTGCGCTGCTTAGCGGTAGTAGCGACATATGTACTCCGAGAGGGCTCGTCATATTGGCAGAAGCCGTTGTCATTACAGGCTATCACACGCAGCTCATTTACGGCAGTAACAGCATCAGGCTGGGGCGCAAATGATACCGCTCTTTGGATAGCTGTTGGCATGTAGTGCAGTGGGGAGTTTATACGAGTGGCACGCGTAATGTTACCATAACACTGCCTATAGCTACATCCGTGACATATGCAGTGATAGCGGTGGCGCGCACAGAAAATAACTATGGCTGCTCGGGCTCTCAAAATTGCCAATATGTCTCAAACGTAACCAACAAGACGTTTCAAGCGGGATCTTACGATACAGGCAACGGCTATGCTGGATTTTGGTGGATAGCCATCAGCAAAGCCTAAGCCTTACCAAGAGCACACCAATTAAAGCCTGCATAACCATTGCCACTGTCGTACATATTGGCGACAAAGCTCTTATTGTTTTGCGATTTTACCCCGAAATTGCTGTTGCTGCCGCTCAGGTTACTGCTGCTTTTCGGGACACCGACAACGCTGTATAAGACACTAAACACAATGGGAAACGTTACCGTGGTATCTCGGTTAGCTGCGTTGCTATTTCCCCACTGCAGAATTAGCCCATTGCTAAATTTAACATAGCCGTTCTGTGCAAGGTTGGCTGCGACGATGTACGCACCGTCATCTTTTAATAATGCTAAATCGTTATCTGCGATAATATCTTTGAATTGATTGTATAGTGTTTCTGACGGGAAGACGTGTATCTTTCCGAGATTTGTTGTTGACTGAGCCATTTTTTACCTCCTATATAATTTGGGCTGTAATCGTTGTTGTCGGGTCGCTGCTGCTGTGCTGCAAAGACGTTAAATTGTTTGTGCCGTCTGAGCTGACCTTATATGTCAACGTTGCTACGCCGCCGAACTCGCCCAAAATAAGCTCCTGCTTCTTGGCGTTTGGTAGTGGGATGCTGAACGACCCCTCTTTGGATGCGCTGTTGGTCGTGATTGTATATGTCCACGTGCCTGTTGCACAGTCAGAAACATCAATATACGCATACGTATCGGCAGGAGTAACCGTAGCCGAGAAGCTCCGGCGTTTTGTGCTTGACGTAAAGGTGACGTTGTACGTCCCACCGTCAAAGGTTACCGGGACGGTATTAGTAACACCGTTATATGTTACCGACAGCACTTTGCTTGTACCGGCCTCGCCACGTACGGCTACGGTAACGCCATAGGTGACGGTATATACGGTGCCGTCAACAGTAATCCGCTCACCTGTCGCCATCAAGTTATTGTTATAATAGACCGCCAAATAAGCATATCCGGATTTAGCGACATCCGGCACATAGCTGCCATTGGCGTATCGCACTTTATACGCAGCGCCGTTGACCATTATCTTATATCTCATCTTAACCTCATCCCTTAGCTAGAAACTATCATGTGTCGGTGATACTAACGTCGAAAACACCGCTATCACCCCTAATTAAGTGTAGATAACCAATTTTACGCCTATACTATCAATGCCAAGATTTCGTCTTGCAGCTTCGGCGGTTGTAGCTCCGGTACCGCCATTAGCAATAGGCAATGCTCCATTTGTGTTACCTAAACCCAGAACATAACGAACACCAGCAACGGTAGTTTGTCCTGTACCGCCACCAGCAATAGGAAGAACTTTATATGTAGCATCGCCGCATAACGCCATATCCTGCTTTCCTGCCGCCGGAATTGGCGCAAGTCCTGCTTTACCAGAACTGTAATATGTTGCACCTGTCATATCAGCGATATTAATATTGCCACTAGAATCAGGTTTTATATTATTTACGGAACGAACAAATTTAGCTTTAATCTGTCCTAAAAAATAGCTTAATCCGTCAAGATCAATTAATTTTTGCAAGTTAGCCATTATGCCAGCTCCTTTGTAATTAAATTCTGAATTTCAGCTTCGGTTGCCGTCTTTAGCTTGTAAGCTCTTGGAATAACTTCCCATGTCACTGAGCCATCATTATAAGTTGTTCCGAGTACAGCCTCTCGAAAATCTGGCTCACTCACAGCTGTGTCACCGCCAACAGTACATGCTAAGACAAGACTTTTAGGCAAGTTAGGTGACAATACGATGTCGCCATTAACATAAGATGTATTGTTCTTGCGAATGTTTAAACTGTTAAAAAGGTACTGACTTTTTAAATCGCTCACATTTTGCAATTTATTGAAGTATTCAAGTGGCGGCGCTTCTCCTTTGTCAAGATACCCCCAACCACGCAGGTAATCAAGCTCAGGCCAAGAATCAATCATCTCACCAACGCTTGCGCTGCTGCCAAAAATTAAATCAAAAGTAGGCTGTTTCATTACCATTATTCAACAAGTCCCCCTTTCACCTTTATAATCCTTGCGAATGTTCCTTGATTAAATCCTTTAAATCTATAAGGATTTTCTCCGCTTCTACTAAAGCCGAACGTATTTGTAGCATCAAAAGAATAGACATAAATCACGCCAATACCTGCGCCACGGATAATAAGATTCAGTGCATCAATCAAGCGGCTTTCTTGACTTGTTACTAAACGTCCTATTCCTATACGCATTTTGGCATTTCCGGCATTTACAGCAGAAATACGTTCAACACCAAAAACTTTCTTTATGCTGTGTATAGTGCTAACGCGAGAGCAGTCTGTCGTATTTTTCTCAATCTTCGAAATAACAGCAAGACGGTAATAACGGTCATTTAAGTCGCTGGATGTAAGATAATTATCATACATACGTCTAAACGGAGCTTGCCCGAATCCCATGTTGCCATGATCAGGAAAACCAAAAAAATCCATTGCAATAGCATTTTCAACACGGCGAGTAATATCAGCGACTTCACCGCACATATCAAGCTGCTTACCAACTGCCGTATCTGGCCATATCTGTGTCCTTATCTGCTCCCTTACTTTATCTATGCTGTCGAGTTCATTTCCAACGGCATTAAGAAAAGCTTTAATGTTAGGCTTGTTGCGAAACTGACTTAACAAATGGTTATACATTCTTTCGCTTGTAGTCATGGTTACAACTCCAAAGCTACAGTAACATTAGCAAGCTTTGTTACTGCTAGCTCACTACGTTCAATCGAAATGTTTTCCTGCTTATACGTTTGACCGTCTTTAGACACGCTGCACTCAATATAGCTAATACCGTCAACACCGCTGTAAATAGGACCAAGCAAACGCTGATAAATAACATCATTACCCATCGACAGCTTGCCAATCTGTTCGGCAACGATATTTTTAATTTTGTCGATTGCATCACCAGGTAAAATTTCTTCGTTATATTCTTTAATGACAACTTTGACATAAATCTGTACCTCGTGCGGACGGCTAAAGCATACATCTTGCTCTGCACCCTCGCTGTCCTCAATGCGAACGCAAATATCGCCGTTTGTATCAATGCCTAAAGGTGCAACATTTAAGATAGTGCGAGCAATAGCTTCTTCATCACCACCGAAAACAATAGCCTGGAAAGAATGAGGTTTTAAGCCATCAACTGTTTCATCAGTGCGGTTTTCATAAATAGTTACGCTGGTAACATCCTGCAATTCCAGCAAGGCAGCCTTAATACTTTCTTTCATTCCTATGCTGTTTCTGAACACAGCAGACGCATACCGCTGACGAACTTCGGATGCTGTTTCATAGTCACGACCTACATATGTTTCAGATTCGTTGCTAACAGAAAACCAGCCGTCATAATTTGTGTTGATGTAATTTACACTATTTAGCAAAGGTTCGATTTCTCCGTATTCTTCACAGTCAAAACGAATAGGACTTCCAACCTGCGTTACTACAAATGATTCGTTAGGCACAACAACAGCTCCATATCTCCTGTCTGAGCGTTCAAAAACCAGCTTGCCTTCAACAATACTGCCTTGCCACTTTTCAACGCTCTGAGAAGCCAAGGCAACAGCTACAATCAACGCAGTATCATTTTTTTGCGCTGTATATTTTATGACTGCATCATTATCAAACTGCACACTGTAAACCTTTCCTTTAGTCGGCGTTTCAACTTCAAGCGTTACATGCACGCAGTCATTAAGAGTGATCGTGCTTTCTTCGATAATATTCCATTTGTAGCCGGAAGCATCTTTAATTTGGCAGTTAGCAGGAAGAACCATTCCGCTGCGTCCATAACAAACAGCGTAAAGATAGCTTGCCTGAGCTTTCTTGCGCTGCACATTGGTGTAAGCAAGCGTATTATCTAAACTGCCTTCGCTGGCACTAATCGGCGAGCGGTCATAATAATCACGCTCTAAAAGCTGCCACATTCGGTCAAGCTCAGCAGCATACACACCAACGAGAACGCCTATCATGCTGTTAGGCTGACGGCTAACTGTCGAGCCTAAATTTTGCTCCAAGCTTTTAAAAATATCTTCTCGAATCTCCGGCAAACGCTTTCTAACAAAACCGTTAACTGTTACTCCGTACTCCATAGCCTAAAACCTCCTTCCTTACAATCATGCCGTATTCAGTTTCCGCTTCATAGCTTAACAACATTTTTCGTGTAGCAGATTCAAAATCAATATCAATGCTGACTAAATTGCTTACTCCGTCAACCTTTAAAATCTGCTCACGGAAAAGCTCTCTAATCAGCGTAAAATTAGGATTTTTTACAAGCACATATTCGAGATAAGGTACGCCATGCGTAACGTCTAAAAACCATTCGCCAAGAAAAGTAAGCAACTGTATTTTTATCTGCTGTGCTACACGCTCAACATCATCAATAAACATTACATCTCCATTAAGTGCAAGATCATGTGTCTTTGCGTTTAAAGCAAGGTCAAGCATTGCTGACACCTCCTAAATAACTAGGAACATATATATCCAAGCCGTTCTCTTGAATTTGTGTAAGCAAACCACAATCAATATAAAGCTTTTCAACAATCGCTTTCTTATCGGGTGTTTTTACAACATTACCTCTATCCTCTACAAGGCAAATAAAATCCATCTTGCTGTTACCTTGCCAAAATGATTCCGCATAATCATTAATATGCGCAGCTTCTGTAGCTCTAGCTGTCAAAATATCTTTGATAACAGAATCAATCTCCGGCTGTTCAGCATCAACAATCTTTTCGCCAGCACTGCCTTCTGCCTGTGCCGATGCTTCAGATGTAGTATATCTGATTTTATCTGCAAGATTTTCTTTCAGCCATTCCCACGCATACCAATACGGCGTTAAATCAATACTGCCTACATCAGCATTGTATTTAATGCCGTATTTTTCATCATCTTCACACTTTAACGCCGCTTTTGTATGCGATACATAAGCACCACGAATAACAGCACGAACAGCATCAGACACACTATCAGCATTGCTAAAATAACTATCAATAGCTTTTTCAATCTGGACAAAATACGTCCACGAGCTTGTCAGCGTAGGAAACGCTACAATGCAAGCTCCTTTCTGCTTTTTGTAGGCTATTATAACTTCTTCTTTTTTCATTATTTTTTACCTCAGTGCGACGAACCTTCGAGTGGCAATCCGTGTTTATCCCTATAATTTATAGCACCTCTTGTAGTGTGATAAAAATCTGCCCATTCCGCAAGAATCATGCTTTTACCTTTATAAGTAATAATACGGTTATTGGTTTTGTTGCGTTGTTGCTCTTGCCAAGTTGCCCATCTACAATTTTCAGAAGAATAACCTTTAGAGTTATCTATGCGGTCTAATGTTAATTTATCATTATAACCGTTTTTAATTGCCCATAAATAAAATGTTTTAAAATCATTCCATTCATCACAGCACCTTATGCCACGTTTAAAATAATAGCCCCTTCTGTCTTTAGAAGAACATCTTTCACGCATATGTAACCAAATTCTATAAACTCGGCTTTTAGATAAATGATGAATATCATCTCGGTTGCGCATACGTTCTGCAGCTTTTTCTCTATTCCAACACCCACAACTTTCACTTCTACCATTAAGTAAATTTTGTTGCAGTACTTTTCTTTCGACACCACAAATACACCTACACCAATAATATATTCGTACTTTTTTGCCATCAGTTCTTTTGTGTTTTAAAGGCTCGGAAATTACTGTCCATCTACCAAATTTTTCACCTTTGTTTATCATGTAATCACGCTCCTATATAGAACTGCTCGTAATTCCATGCACACCAACATGCTTATGTCCGATAAGGCTAATGCCGCCGCCAAGCACGTCACCGCTGCACGTTATCGAACCTTGAACATTAATATTTCCGACAACATTAATCGTGTTGCCAGGTGTAAGGCTTATTTTCGTACCGCCGTTAATAACTTCAACATTTTCGGCAGATATTGACTGTGAGGGCATCATGCCGACAAAACAAAACCCGTCGGTCAAATCATATTGCCGTGGGTCGTGGTTATCGTCACTCCCTGCGCCTAACCATTCATCAATACTACGTTCAGAAAATACAATCAAGCAGCTATCTCCTGCTTTAACCGGATAAGTAATTTGTGCCGCTCCTGCGTGGGGCATAAAAACAGGAACACCGTCGATAACAGGATATTCAAGCACCCTATCATCGGCGGTGTATTTCTTTAGCGTTGACTTCACACTGGCAAGGCAGGTAGAAGCATCAAATGACAAAATTGTACCAGGCAAGCAGGTATGAATGTTGCCTATTTTTTGTTGCATAAGATTTTCCAATCCTTCCAGCGTATCTGCTGTTGCATCAAGGCTCATATCTAATCACTCCTTCGGTACAATCTCATACACTTCAAGCTCCGTATACCAGTTCTGCCCGCTATACGAGCCGTTATGCTTTAAGCTTTCTATTTTGAACCACCCTTTTATTTCCTGCGAATCAATGTAAACCAAATCTCCCGGATTTAATACAGGCTGCAAAAGGCATTTTACTTTCCACCCTGCTTTTTTCTCACGCTTTGGTTGAGTAACCTTTTTCTTCTTCTTCGTTGTCTGCTTTGCGGCTTTTTTCGGTCCTTTAAGCAGTTTTTCCACAAAACCTACTAGACCACTTTCGGGAGTAAGCTTTATAGCTTGCACGTTTGTGTTACCGCCTTGCTTAATAATCTGTAAGGTATTGTTTTGGATGCTCCATTCAAGACCAGTGCCCTCGCAGACCTTATCAAGACATTCACGCCCTGCCCCGACAAAAGAAAAGCCATTAGCGAATGTTGTAAATTCGCAATCATCAGCATAGGTTACGACAAGTCCCATATCTGCTGCAACGTCGTCGATAGCTTTCTTTCGACTAACATCCTTAGCATAAGATAAGGACACGATGCTATCTCTAATAGCAACGTGCCCATCATAAAGCTTCATCTCCGTAACCTTGTCAGAACCGCTCATATAGGAATAGCAGTCAGTTACCCAGCCGATGAAAATTCTTTTTAATCCAGCGTCCTCGCTGTACCCCACTTCAAGGATGCAGATTGTATCTGCTCTTTCCAATTTATCGGCTGTCGCTTTTGACAAGTTATAAATTTTCAGTGAGCAGGAATTGCTTTGCTTAGCAAGACTTTTTGCAATGTCAAACTCAATCTCTAATCCTTGCTCTTTCGCCTTTGCTTCAATGACAACACCGTCCGAACCTTGTACGCCTAGAGTAATTTTATAAATGCGGTCAAACTGTGCCATGGTTAACCTCCATAAAATTCATCTTCTGTACAATACACGAGCGTTGCTGCTCCGTTTTGAAAATCATCTCTGCCTACACTTTCTTTGTCCGTTAAGACAAGTAATTCTCCCCTTGGAGCATTACTTTTGTGATGGTTCATTAGCAAGGGAAATTTCGGCACAACGCAAGCGTTTGCAAGAATTACATTGTTGTTAGCGTCCCAAAGGTGCAATGCCCAAAATTGCCCTTCATGGTTCCAGCACATTCTTACTTTATATTTCTTGCCGTCAAAAGGAACGCTAAAAACAACATCATTGCCATCAGCAAAATTAATCGTAATCATGTTACCTCCTAAAACAGCAAGCCTAATCCGCTTTTAATATTATCTACTCCGCCAGCAAGCCAGCTTTTATTTGTTGAGGTTTCACTTCCTAGAGAATCACTAATACCACCAGAAACATTACTGTCAGGAATGTTAACAGAACCTCCGCCAACGTCAACAGAAGATGTTTTTGCTGCGCCTGCGTTTGCTGTAGTTTCTCCTGCATTTTCCTCTTGCGATGCAGTAACAACATTCTCCGGTATCGTTGTTGTCTGCGTTGTTACCTTAACAATCTGCTGAAAAGATAAGTCAACATAAATAATGCTTTTTGACGAATCCGGCTTGCTCACCCGGCAAGATGTCATAACCATGTTGTCATACTTCTTTTCAGGACGAATGATTGTTACAGGCTCTTTCTTATCTCTGATTTCCTCTAAAAGCTGCAAACCGTTAGCAAATTTCTTTTCTCCCCACCCATTCTTATAGAACCACGTTACCGGAGCAGACGAAATGCCGACAGTCATTGTCAGCTTTAAAGGCTTGTTAATAATATGGTCAGCAATTTCAAAACCTGTTTCTACCGGGTGCCCTGTTACATCTTGATCGTAGGTGTATTCAAAAGATTTTACTATATCAACCTTTAAAGAACCAACTTGCGTAGGATTTTTAATGTTGTAACCTAAAATATCTGCAAGCATATTACTCCGCCTCGCTTAAAGGAAAGTAGTTAGCAACTGGCCAGCCGTTATTGCGACTAACAACATTGCCTACCGCAGTTGCTGTAGCTTCCGGGGAAGTGCTGGCAGTTGTAACTTGAATGTAATTCGTCGTATTGCCGCTATTGGAAATGTTAGAAGAAGTGTTCGTAGTAGTCGGATTACCTAACAAGCGGTTTACGGCAGTGCTGCCAAAATCTGAAATAGGATTAATGATATTGTTGTTCACAAAATCTTTTACGCTTTGCATGATGTTTAACTTGCTGATTAATTGGTCAACCCACTTAATAGCGTCTTTTACCCACTTAATCATGTTGTCAAAAAAGCCAGTTATTAGCTGCCATCCCGAATTTATTGTATCGGCAAAAAACGTAGCCAATACTGTTAAGCTGTCTTGTATAAACCTGAAAGCGTTAACAAACAGCATAATCACTCCGGCGATAACATAGCCTATCGCAGCAAGACCGGAAACAAAAGCATTGCCTATTCCTTCCCACAGCCAAGAAGTTAAATTCCAAATGCCTTCAAACGCTAATTTAAATAACTCATAAATAAGCTTTGGCACAAAAGCGATAGCTGTTCCAATATCACTAAACCATTGAATAACGCTATCTTTAAAGTTAATGAATTTATTTTTTATAGGCTCAAAATCTCCAAACCAGCGTTTCATCATTGTATCTGCCTTCGGGTCAGTTACCCACTTGTAAAAATCCTGTATAAGCAAAACAACAAGAGCAATCGCAGCTGCAATCAAAAGGAATTTACCCATTAACAGCATTTGCATAGCCGCTCCCCTTCGTGTCTGACTGTTAAATGCTATTTGCGCCCCGGTTGCCAAGATTAAAGCATCTCGCATAGCGACAATCCACTTCACGGCAGTTCCAATCATCATCACAAAACTGCTCCATTTTGCCATGCCAAAAAGAATGCCTGCATAAATCGCTGCAATTTGCAGACCGGAAATAAAGTTATCAAGATTAATATTCTCGATGTAGTCTGCAAATTTTGCCATGCGTTTCGCTATGCCGTCAATAATGCCCGTCTTGTCCTCAAATTCTTTGAAAAATTTTCCAATCGCATTTTGCATTTTGTTGGTTGCCTGTCCAACAGTCCAAGGCATTTTACCTAACTCCATTTTTAAACGGTCAGATTGCCCACGAATAGCATTAAAAACATCTTGTGCAGTTAATTTGCCTTCGCTGCCCATCTGTCTTAACTGTCCGATTGTAGTGCCCATACCTTCGGCAATAGCTTTTGCAAGTCTAGGAGCTTGCTCCATAATGGAGTTTAATTCATCACCACGCAACGTGCCGGAACCCAAAGCCTGACCTAACTGTACCAACGCAGCTTGCTGAGATGAAGCATCACCGCCACCAAGCAACATTGCGTTTGAAACATCTTCGGTGAACAGCAAAATGTCTTTAGTGCTTTTCTTCAGCTCCTGCGCATTACGTGCAACAGATGTATAAAGCTCAGCCGTAGACTTATATTGCTGACGAGTACGGCTTGCAATATTGTAAATCTCTTTTTGAACAGCTTTTGATTCCTGCTGGCTTTTGGTTACGTTGTTTACCTGACCTTCAATAACCTTCCATTCGTCAATCGTTTTAACGATGCTTCCAAGAGTTAGTGAAACGCCAGCAAACATAGCCAGACCGCTTAGCTTAGAAAATAAACTATCTACTTTATTGCCAGCTTTATCAGCAGAATCGCCAACACGTTCAAGTCCTGTTTTAACTTTTTTGGTTGTCTGCTCTACTTGCTTAACATTTGAGTTATTTACTTTGAAGCCAATCGCAATAGCTAAACTTCTTACATCCACGGCGCATCAGCTCCTTTCTTTTTAGGGTGGTCAAGATAATATCTTTGTACATCACTCTGCATATCAAGCAGAGCGTTTATTTTGCACAAATCGCCTAAAGTTACAGTGCCTTCTTTTATTTCTGTAACAGTAACTACCTTAGCCAACACTGGCCGCCAAATAAAAGATTCAGCGGTTAGTGTTGGCGATAAGGTGCCGGGAATTTCTACTTGCTCACCAACATCTCGCGGACTCCAGAGAGGTTGGGAATTAAAGCGAAAAAATCTCCGAAATTTACCTCAATAATAAATTTTTCAAGCTTAAGCAGTTCAACAAGCTTACCAGTAAAAAGCTCATTGATAACATCTTCTGTCAGCATAACAGCTTCTTCTTCGCCCTTAATCTTAACACTGATGTATTCAGCATCAAGCAGACGTTCAGAGAACTGTGCCAGCACTTCTCCATTAAAGCTTTCGCCCAACTGCGCAAGAATGGCACCGATATTGATTTGAGCACCTAATAATGCTTCTTTCATATTTTCCGTTTCACCGTTAGATGTTAAACCGCCTTTTAAAGCAGCAGTAATAGCTTTCTGTAAGTCACCATACAGTTTCAAGCCTTGCAACGGAGGAAAAGCACGAACATAAAAGGTATTCGCACCGATTTTCCTGTTCTTTACTTCAAATTTTGCCTGTCTCATTTTCTACTCCTTAGCTATGACCGCCAACTAAAAATGCTTCGTCGGGAACAACAGCCATGAATACCCATTCACATTTTCCGTCAGAAGCAGATTTGCCACGCTGAAAGTTAGGCTTCTTAACAATCCATGCCTGATCGCTAACCATAACGCTGTCACCGCTCAAATCTTTAATAGTCAGCGGCAGCAAGCCTGCACCATTTTGATTGTCTGCATCTTGAATCAAGCTTAACGCTGCATTGCTGGAGCTGGACTGCAACAGAGTAACAGTAACTTGCTTTAAGACAGAGGACGGGTCAATACTGCGGACAATTTCCTGGTCACAGCCGACAATAGCGGAAATTCCGTCACCTTGTGTTTCAACATTAATAAAAGTGCCTTCATCAACGCCAGTCAAGATAAGAGAGCCGAACAGCACCTTAACTTTCTTCGGGTCGTATGTCTTTACTCTTGCCATTTAATTGTCCTCCTTTAAGCCTTTTGAATAAGGTTCTCATAAGTCAAAGAACCATTAATGTTAACAGCATGGATAGCACCTGCAAGACGTGCGGTAAACCTTACATCGTCAAGAACTCTTTGTGCTTTCTTGTTTGCGCTGATATTAGCAGCTTTAGGAACTGTAATAGTGTAGCCAAGATTTCTGTTGCCATTATCATCATATTCAGTCGGAGCGATACCGCCACGGTCTTGACCAAGCTTCAGAACTTTATTCAGCACACCTTCGACAAGCGCAATGCCAGCATCAGTGTACGGCAATTTCTCACGATTAATGAGCATTGCAAATTCTTCTGTTTTAATGGTTTCGACAAGCCAGTCACGGAAACGGATAACATCAATCCATTCACCTGCACAAGTCTTGCCGTTTTGAGTAATGCTGACGTTCTCCGAGAAGTTTTCAAAGGTATTGTAGTTTTTGGCAGTCAATGCAAGATATTCTGTTTCGGTTAAATCATCATTTGAAATGCCGGAAAGCTTTTTGTTGGCCCAGGTTTCACCGCCGGGATATACAGTAAAGCATCTGGACATTACAGCTGCTTCAGGAAATTCCTTTTCTGCTTCCTTATGATAAAAAACAAAAGTGCGATAATAATTTTTCGCTTTCAGCTTACTGCCTGTATCTGTTGCAACGCCAGCTTGCAACGCATCAGCTTCGGCAACAGATGTACCATACAGCTTTGTATGAGCTTCAACCCATTCTGCCATTTCCATGATTTTTGCAGATGTACGGTCAACATAGCACAAGCCATACCAATCGTTGTCAACAGCACAAATCTTATTCATGTTATCAGCAGCGGAGCTATCAGAGTTCATTCTACCGATTTTGACTTTCTCATAATGCGGAATCTGGCTAAAAGCCTGTAATGCAGCTTTATAAACAGCATCCTCAGCGGTCCAACCTAAATCTAAAAGCTGGTCAGCGTCCGTAATGGTCAATACATACGCCGGAGCAGCGTGCTCATGTGCAGATACAATCATCAGTGTATTAAAGCCATTGGATGAAATACCTGTAGTATTCAAAGCAATCTGCACATTGACTAATCTGTCGATATTTGCCATATTTTCATCTCCTTAATTTTCTAATTCTCCCATGATTTCAACTTTTACAATCGTATCGCCGTCAGCAGGATGTTCGTTGTTATCCTTGCCGTTATTCGTGGTGCCGTTTATTTCCAATTTGTTAAACCATTCTGCACCCTGGATAAGCAGCTCACGGCAGTACGAAACAGTCAAATCAACCGACGCTCGTTCCTGCCACGTTCTGCCATCCAATGAAGTTGTAATGTCTTGCACTTGCTCAACACTGTTTATAGCCACATTTGCAGAATCATACAAGTTAATCATATCCGGCATTTCGAGATAAAGTTTAAGCTTCGACAGAAGTTCAACAGCACCCTCGCCGAGAGCTTGTATATTTAACGTAGCTTCAATGATACCCGCATTGCTGTACTGTGCTGTTTCAGTTAAAAAAACAACCTCGTTCCCTATACTGCGTTCAGTCAGAAGATCAACTACGATGTTTAATTCATTTACAGCCGGAGGTTTCATTTTTGCTCTGCGAATCGGAATCGGATAATATATTTTTTGTAATACTGAAATAAAAAAATTCAGTACGTCAACACGAGTATTAGCTTCTTTCAAAATTCGCTCACCTCTACTGCATATGCACGGTAATGGTTAATAACATCACTTTGAAAAATATCGCTGGCAACCACTTCAAAAAGCTTTCCACGCCATTTAAAGCGGTCAGCCATTGTATTTGTTCGTTGGTCATCAACATAAAGTTCATTTTCGGTATATACTTTTACCGCTCTAGCAGTCCTGCTACCTTCAGGAAGTAACATCATTTCATTAGCTTTAAGCGGCTGCACACTGGCTAACACTTTAAACTCTTGTGGTGTAGGATACATATAGGTTCCGTTGGCAAGCAGTTCAGGACTGCCGTTGTAACGCAGGACAGTTATCAGCTTTCTAAAACTACTCATGATTAGCACCTTTTCTTTCAATGACATAGCGAATTGATTGTCGCAGATGCCCGGTATCAATTAATGGTTTAGAACTTTTCTTGCGCTTTATTGTAGCAGGAGAGTTCGGGACAAACGGTCCGTCGACGATTTTTCTTTGAACCATACCTTGTACAATATTGCCTAACTGATTAAGAGCAGCGTTTGTTCCTAGTCCAAATACAGCACCATTGGCAACACGTTGAATCATTTTGTCAATCATAGGCAGATTTTCATCATACGCAGAACGCAGGAAAGAGCGTTGGGGCATATTGTCCAGTCCAAATTCATGTATCGCTGCAATAACAGCCAACGGCTGGTCAGTGTTGCGAATGCTTCCGCCTTTCCCTCGCCGTACAGCTTTGTCTTTAGCTTGTACACCAACCTTAACCACAACGCCGTCAAGGTCTTTGTTTAGCGTTCGTATGATACGATTTAAACCTAAATCTTTATCCTCTACTCTACTCATAACGCATTATCCAATCTTGTTACTATCGGAACAACGCACATAGAGCGCAGACGTTTAAATTCAATGCCATAGTACGTCTTGTCCAACATATCGAAAGAAGCTGACTTGTCACCATATGAACGTTGCAAGTCACCTTCTTTTTCCGACGTTACAGAGCCTGTAATACCAACATCAGATGAGCCGTTTTCTCCAGACTGCGCAATAAGCTGACGCAGGACAACGTGATGCGCCATAAGATAAACAAATGCTGTTATATACATATTGCCAAAAACACTTTCTGACAACATAGGCGAAACAAGATTAATGTAGACTTCTAATTCTTCATCAGTAAGAATCAGTTCGGGGCAGATAACAGAAAAAGCTTGCTTTATTTTATCTTTAGTTTCCGTTAACATTTTTCTTTGCCATGTTTACAAAAGCAAAAATAACGGAATAAATATCTTCTGCGGTTTCTGCGCCCTCTACATTAATATTGTATTTCTTAGCGAAAGCAGTCAAAGAACGCTTGCTGGATTCAGCGGACAGTCCTGCAAGGTCTGCTGCCATATCATCAACATTTGCTTCTTTAGCATTGCCTTTCTCAACAGTAATCATTTGTTCTTTGATGTAGGCTTTTACAATAATGTTTTCGCCCCATTCATCACCAACGATGCCGCACTGATCAGGCATGATATATTTACCGTCGATATTAATTACAGCTTTAGAGATGTTTTTAACTTTCATTCACTTTCCTCCTAAAAAAGAAAATGCCCTCTCATTCGAAAGGGCAGTATATAGTCAGATTAGATGCCAGAAGCCTTGTTCATGGACAGCGGATAGTAAATCAACACGCCAGCGGTACGAACCTCGCAAGGAACTTCAAATTCCAAGCCTTTTTGCTGAATAGTGTGCTGAGTGAACGGCAGCGGAACTTCCAGGGTTTGATGGTCCGCATCCTTAACGTATGCAATCATCATATCCAAGCCGCCTACACCTGCGCCAGCCAGCTCATTGGCTTTCAGCACAGTTACATCCGGGTTATTGCGTTTAAACACAGACAGGATAGAATCTGCGACTACATCAGAATAAGGTGTGGAAGCAATGTAGTTGTATTGATCCGGCGGCAGTACGAGAGTATTCGGATTTTCTACGTCATTAGTCTGCTTGCTAACAGAATTAATAATGCCGTTCATATCACGCAGAATCTGAACAGCGGTTTTGTCTTTGAATTTAGTAGAAGAACCAGTACCACCAGCACCATCGGCAGCAACAGTGTAGTTGCCAATGTTAGGATTATCCAGCAAGCCTACAACGCCATGTTTAGCATCACCATGGAATGCAATGCGGTTAATATATTCGTCGAGAGCACGGCGAACAGCAATAGCCTTGCGAGCAGTCAGCGGTTTTCTTGCCATAGCAGCACGGCGCAAGTCCTGCATGGTGTAGCCATATGCTGCACCGCCAGCAATAACTTTAGCAATGTGTTCTTCAGCCAGCACATCTACACGAGTAAAGTCGGTTGCATAGTTGGCGATAGTCTTTGCCATGCCGACAGAACCCAAGGACTGATAGCTGATAGTGTCAGCGCCGGGGTCAACGTCAGAGGACATATCAAACAGTTTCAGCGCATTCAGATTAGCGAATTTCTGGTCATAGGTTTTTGCCTTTACAGCTTCGAGTTCTTTTGCGACAAAAATAGTATCGCCTGCGTCTTTACGCAAGCCGTCGCAACGCTCAATAACATTCAGGTCTAATTCATCATAGTGCATTTGAGTCATTACTATTTCACCTCTTCTTTTTTAATCAACCAATTTCGATAACTGCCAAGCCTGCTTTATCGCAGGAAGTGATAAATTTGGCACCGCAGCCAAGAGCTTCGATAGTGCCATCAGCAACAGCATCTTTTACGAAAGTGCCGTCAGCAAGTTTCAGATGCGCTTCATCACCTGCGTTAACAGCACCTCCGGTAGTTACCCATACACGACCTTTAGTTACAACAGGAACAGTGTAGTTTTGCGGATAATACTTTTTGCCAGCTTCTGGCGGCTCAATATGAGTATGCAGAGTTACGCCGATAACTTTTGCACCGTCACCGGATGCGGACGGAGATTTCACCTGATGCTCTGCGTCAGTGCCACGGATAACGGCGCAAGCAGCACCAATACCGTCAGCTTCTTCAACAGCAAAGGAATCTACAGTATGAGAGGACAAATCATACAGCGCACCAGCAAAAGCTTTGTCCATGGTTAATGCATAATTAGTAATTGCCATTGTATTCACCTCTTTCTTATTCTTCGCCGCGCATACGTGCAATCATGCGGCTACGTGCATCGTTAGCAGAATCATTCTTAGTTTCTTGCTTTTCAGCACCGCCTTTAGCTTTTGCGGCTTGATTTTTTGCGTTATCATTGCGAAGCATCTCTTTAGCAGCGGAATATGCTCCGTTAATATAAGCTTCGGATACACCGTCAAGCTTAAAGCTTTCACCAAATGCAGCTTTGACAATGCCTTCTTTTAACTCAGCGTTGGTCAAGCCATCGGTTTTTTCAACCTTAGCAATTTTAGCGGTTTCTTCCAGCTCCGCACGTTCCTGCATATCAGCCTTTACAGCTTCAACAGCCTCTTTTACAGCTTTCTCTTTTTCAGCGTCAGCAGCATCAACTTTAGCTTTCAAAGCATCACGCTCTGCGGTCATTGCATCAGCTTTAGCTTTTAAAGCGTCAGCATCAGCTTTAAGAGTGGTATTTTGTTCTTTTACAGTTTTAAGCTCAGTGTTAGCAGTATCAAGCTTTACACGAGCGTTTTCTTCTTTGCTTTGCAAAGAGTTGACGTAGTTGGCAATTTTCTCGTCAACTTCAAAATCAACAGAATCAATTTTAATTTTCATTTTCGTTTCTACTCCTTCGATAATTTCGTCACCGTCAAGATTAAGCCGTGCTTTTGCTCCGGCACGTGCCCTATCAACAACGGCTAAATGATTGATACGAATGTTGCGTTGGATAGCATCATATTGCTGTCCGTCCGGTGTAGTGCCTGGCGTTTCTTCAACATCCACTCTGTAACCTAAAGACAAGCCACGCTTTTCGCCGATAGCAGAGGGATTATGGATAACAATGTCACAGGCAATATTTGTTTCGTCCTTCGGATAACCGCTGGACAAAATCGTGCCAATGGCTAAATCTTGTGCGGTATCGCTGTTTACAATGCCGCTGGCAGGATGTCCTACAACAATAGGCTTGCCGACAAAACTTGCTTCGCTGTCAGTATCAAACACTTCCTCCGGCGGTCTGTATTCTCGTCTGATAGTCCCGTCTGGCTGTTGGTAGATATAGATGCCAGTACGTGCCACGATTGGAGAATCACGCAAGAAGCCGTCAGCGTCAGTAACTGCACCGCTAACAAACATCCATGAATCAATGCGTTCATATCGTTGTACACTTCCCAAAAAATTCACCTCCTTATTTTGGGGTATATAAAAAGCATATGCAATTTGTCGCATATGCCTTCTAACTTAATTCTTTGCTTTTCTTTACATCCACCCTACCCATTGGAACTGCTGTTGTCATGTTCCATTGCTCCAGGTCAATAACAGGTAATGCTACGCAACGGCAGTTATAATCCATACACGGATGATATTTTGGAGAAGGATAAACCTTTATGCCGTTAATTTCACCAACCTTGTCGCTGTTCCAATAGAAGTATTTCCCATCCATCTCAGCATGAGAAGGTCTAACACGTTCATCATGTGACGATGACCATTGATACACGCCTATACCGCAATCAACCTGCCTTCTCATTGTGATAATGCCATTCAGATTGCCTACCTCATTCCTTGCGATAAATTTTGCTCGCTTGTCGGTAGTGTTGAGCAGTACCTTGATTTCTTCTTTAACTTCACTCATAGCAGTGCCACGCTGAACAGCATTGCTAACAATAATTTGCAGCTTTTCAATGTAGGTATTTACTATGCTGTCCACAAGCCTGCCCTGCTGTGCTTTCCATTCTGCTTTTACTGTATCAAGTAAAGCCGAATCATTTAAAAACACATCAACGCTGACTGCTTCTGCAAAAGCACTGATAACATTAGCATCGACAACGTTGGACACGCCAGCAAGAATAAGCTCTAGTTCGCTTATAGCTTCCTCAACAGTCATACTCTTTAAAAGCTCGGCAAGTATTGCCTGAACGAAAGCATCTGTAACAGTGCTGTCATCGTCCTGGCGCAACGAATATGCCAGCATAGGTATATTGTTATTCGTGGCACTTTTTAAACGTCTTACAACGGCTCTGAGGACGCGATAATAATCACGCTCAAAATTCTTTGGATATTTCGGACGCTTCTTTACTTTAAGGTAGCGTATTGATTTCTTCTGTTTCTTCATCATCTAAATCCAGCTCACTTTCTGTAACTGGAATATCGCCACGCTCTTTAAGGTATTGGCGAGCTTGTGTTGCGTCTAACAGTTGATTATCAACCAGGTCAAAAACAAGCTTAACAACGGCAGCTCTTACTTCTGCCTGCGTCTTGTCGACGTTGGCTTGCTCCAGATCATTCAGCGGTTCGATTGCCTTAAACTTAATGCTCCACTTTTCAAGCTCCTTGCCGTTGGTAGGTCCTTCTTTTGAAAGCTGGATAAGTCTTACAAGATCCTCTAACGCAGGACGAATTTTCCTGCGTTGAATACGTCTGACGTTATCGTAATAAATCTGCAGGTCGCTCTTGCCTGTGCTGTTCATGCCAGCCGGAGAACGCCCAAACAATACAGTAAAAGGATACCCGGTAACAGCGCATAAAGCTTGTTCAAACTCTTGAATAATATCAGTCAAGCCTGTGAGCGGAATGTTGAAAATGCCGTATTCATCTTCCTTGTCAACGGCTACACTGCCATTAATTCTGCGTGAGTAGTCTATCAGCTCTAAACGCCGAATAACAGCTTGCGTGCCGTCTTCTCTTGCCAGTAAATTGCTTAAGCCTTCTAGCTTTAACAGTGACGTGCTAACCTTATCCATTATGTCGATTGTTTTATTCATTGCAGTTTTTACACGGTTCAGCGCAGCCGGAACACCATCCAGGCAGGATAAGCCAGCACCATCATTAGCAATACGCTCTATCTTCGGCAGCATTTCGCCGTCAAAAATAAGTAGTCTGCTTCTGTGTACCTTAAACTGATTTCCGTTTGGTGGCGAAATCATGTAAAACTCCGGCTTGCCAAAGTTCGCATCTCGAATATCTGTATCAAGATAAATTGAAGTTGTGTCCGGGTAAATATCTCGCTTGTCAAAAACCTCTAATCCGTTAATCCTGCGTAAACGGCTGATATTAATAGGCTCGCTTAATTCCTGCCCATCGTCAGCAAGGATAAGAGCACAAGACATACCGAACAGTCTGTCCCAATATAAAGCCTCTGTAAGTTTTTCCTGAACAAACAACGTTTCAAGCTCCTGCAAGATACAATCGTCAGAATCGCCTTCGATTTCTATAAAATTTTTCATAGCATCATCGGCAACCAGCGTAACAATTCTGCGCACAAGAGCATTTCTGTACATTGTAGCCAACGTCTGGTCTGTAAGCTTTCGCTCATTCAGCAGACCTTCATAATTGCGAGCTTTACGTGCAATGAAAGCATCTTTAAATCCGCTATCTGCACGAATTGAATTATCTTTTCTTTTTACCATTATTCCTCCTAGCTCGTTAAGCCGCCCCAGCTGCGGGAGTTCATGAGCTTGTTAAACGCATCACTTGACGCATCCACCATATCATCATGCTTGCTTTCCGGGAACGATTCAAGTTCTGACAGATACATATCATTCCATTCACCTTTAAGGATAAGGACGTTTCCTGCCTGCACCTGTGAAGCAAATGGAGTAGCACGAACCTCTTTGCTGCCTGTCGGCGATACAATCTCCACCGAGTAACCTGCAAGCATTGATACAAGACTTTGAGCTTGCGCCTTGCCTGCCTGTCCTGGGTCTTGCGGTATCGTGATTTGTACAAATTTATATTTGCCCTGGTCTATTGCTGCCATGTTACGCAGAAGATTCCTAGCGTCATTCGCCTTTATCTGCTTGCGTTTTACATCAAGGACGATTACTCTGCCATCGTCAAGCAGTCCCATTAACACGCCTGCTGTTGCATCAGGGTCTGGGTTAAGCGGCGTAGGCTCTGTTGCTGCCAAGTCCCAGGAACGTGCATAAGCAACGATATTTTTTGGTACAGCATCAACAAAAGTGAAGTTTTCTGTTTTAAAGTACATACCAGCAGCAGGACGGATTTTCCAGTTGCCATATAACAGACGTTCCTTGTCAATTTCAGCCAACGCTTTAAGGTTTGCCATGTATGACGGGTCTTTAGCCATTAAAACTTTGTTGTCCGTCAACTTTGATGCTATAAACGTAACCGACTTACATTCTTCAACATTTACGCCGTGTTCCTTTGCGAGTTCATGCGGATTACTTCCCCAATAAATCGTATCATTCAGGACGCACATATAACGCACAACACCGCTGCGCTCGTAGATTGGATAGCCTGTATCTTGATTTATCCACCAAGAAATAAAATCAGCTACCCAACTATCGCTGTCCGGGTTGCACGTCGCTCTTACATAAGGACGAATACCGCACGTTGAACGGTTACGAGAAAGCATATACAAAAATTGGTGTCGGCTAAAATGCGTCAGCTCGTCAAAAGCCAGATAGCAGATTTCTGAGCCTTGCCAGCCTTGTAAATCTTCGTCACGCTCCAAATGCGCAAAATGAATTCTTGCTCCGCTGGGACTAAAAAACCAATGTAGTTTTGGAGTTTTCTTGGGTTTTGCACCTTGCACTTGTCCATATATTTTGTTAGCAGCATCCCACAAACCGCCTGAAGCTGTGATTTGAGTATAATTTTTTCGAAACACAACGCCGCTAAATCCTGCTATATCTTTATGCCTTAATCCTTCCAGGAGAAGTGCAAAGGTTTTTCCGCCGCCAGCTGCTCCACCATAAATTACTATATCAGCAGAAGAACACATAAAAGCTGTTTGCGGTCCTGGTTGCGGAGTGAGATACAGCGGCTCAAATGTATCTCTGCCGTTATTTGGAATGTAGATAGATTGGTAAGCGTCTATTGTTTCAACGCTTGCATCTTCCGCTAGCGACAATATACCTCCGTCAGCTCCTGCCAATGTAGCAAGAGTGCGAATTGCATTAACATCACTTTCTTTTAAAGCTTTGTTAAGCAACTTTGCTATCATTAAGGCTTGATAGTTTTGATCTTGCTCGTCTAAGCCGAAAGCGTGTAAAAAACTTTTTGCTTTATCGTCGTGGACTTGTGATTCAAGTATCGTCTTTGCTATCTGCTGTAAGTTTTTTTTCGCCCGTCTTATTTCACCGGATTTTTTGCCGCCAACAGTTCCTCTTTTCCTTGCTTCATCCTTGCTTCGGACAGGCCTTAAATTGCTAACATTTCCTCGTGCTGGCACATTAAAACACCTGTCCTTTCTTTAGATT